TTTTGTTAAAAAGAAAGCTCCAGTTAGCGGAGAAGAGTCTCATTTTTACTACGATTGTCATTTCGAAGGCGTATTAGAAAACGGAGAAAAGGATCTTTTTTTGAGCGTCAGTGTTATGTACACGTCTCTTTGTCCTTGTAGCAAAGAAATGAGTTCTAATGGAAACGGAGCGGGGCACGGGGCTCATAATCAAAGGTCGACCGGAACCATTAAGATTCGCTTTAAAGATATGAAAAATTTTATTTGGATTGAAGATCTTGCTCAGATAATTGAACAAGCTGGAAGCTGTCCAATTTGGAATACTCTCAAAAGGCCTGACGAAAAATATGTCACAGAGAGGGCCTATGATAATCCTGGATTTGTCGAGGATATGGTTCGTAAGATTGCTGTTGTTTTAGATGAGATGGGGGATAAGATCGACTACTACCAAGTAACAGCCGACCACGATGAGAGCATTCATCAGTGTAATGCTATTGCAACATTAGAAAGGAATTTTCGTGAAAAAGACAAATGACAGGTTGCTAGTTTCTCATGAGTGCCCGAAAATGCTCTTTGGACCTTCTTTGACATTCAATGATTTTGATTATTGCTTAGTTCATATGTGCGAGCGGGATCCGGAGTATTTGCAGTTTTATATTGACAGAGCAAAAAAAGGACGAATAATTTTCCTTGATAATAGTGTTTTTGAGTTGGGAGAGTCTGTTACTGCTGATTTTCTTTTAAAGTACGCAAGAATGATTAATCCTACTCATATCGTTCCTCCAGATGTTTTACATAATGGACCTGCTACAGTTGCAAGCGTTGAAAATTTTATTGCTCGAATGAAGGAAGAGAGATTAGAGTATAAAATCATCGCAGTTGCTCAGGGAAAAACCGAACAAGAATACTTTGATTGTTATTCTACATTAGTTAATAATCCCGGTGTTAGCGTTATTGCTATTCCATATGATGTTTTGTTTTATGATGATGAACTTATTCCAAAATATGGCAAAGAAGTTCTTCGCTTTGTTGAAGCGCGGCATAAACTAATCAATCGACTTATTGAAAAAGGGCTTATTAACAGAGAGAAACACCATCATCTTCTTGGATGTAGCGATCCTATCGAGTTTATCAAATATAGGGATGGAAATAGATACGACTTTATTGTATCTGTGGATACAAGCTGTCCTATCATTCATGGATATTTTGACATGAAAATTAGCTATCTTTTTGGATTGAGGGGAAAGAAGAAAAAAGATCTTTTAGCCAATAACCTTGACGTTAAGCTTACGATTAGGCAAATGCAATGCATCTTGTATAATATAGAGGTATTTAAGTACCTCGTTGCACAGGAGAAAAGAAATGTCGAGGAATGACAAAGAATTGGAGGGTGTGAACTTACTAGGGAATCAGAATGTAAAATATTCTGATAAGTATAATCCTGAAGTTCTAGAGACGTTTCGGAATAAGCATTTAGATACCGAGTATATGGTAACTTTTAATTGTCCCGAGTTTACGTCTCTTTGTCCAAAAACTGGGCAGCCGGATTTTGCTACGATTTATATCAGCTATGTCCCGGATGAATTGATGGTCGAATCAAAGTCATTAAAGCTGTATTTGTTTTCGTTTCGCAATCAGGGAGATTTTCATGAGGATTGCGTAAATATCATTATGAAAGATTTGAAGAAGCTGATGAACCCTAGATATATCGAAGTGGTGGGAGAGTTTCTCCCTCGGGGCGGAATTAGCATTGATCCTTTCTCGAGCTCTTGCAATGGGAGTCCCGAGTGGGAAAATTTTAGACAGCATCGACTAATACAGAGAAATATCAATTGTAAAAAGGTAGACAACCGATAATGTTTATTTTTGCAGTAGGAAGTCATGGAACAGGAAAAACCACGGTGTTGAGAGAAATCTCAAACCGAACCGGAGATTTATACTTAGATGGGATTAGCCGGCCTGTTATTAGAGCAAATCTACCTATTGGAAAACCCGAATATCAAAGCTTAATTGACGACTTAACTATTCATATTCAAAAACATTTTATTGACTACGATAAGCTGGTATATTTTACGCGCAATGTTTTTGACTGTATTGCTTATGCAAAGGTAAATATTCGGGACTTTAGCAACGAAAAAAAAATGATTGACTTTTATCACAAAATCAAAGACGATTCAATTTTCTTCTATTTTCCAATTACGTTTGAATTAGAGGGAGATTCCGAGAGATCGGGGAACCCGCTGTATCAACAAAGGGTGGATGATGAAATTCGAAAGTTACTTTATGAATATGATGTTCCACATTTTGTAGTGGCTGGAACAATTGATGAGAGAATTGATTTTATTTTAAGTAAGGTTTCATTAATGAGGCTTGCTTCATCAAAAGAGGATTGAGATGAATGTTGTTATTTTTAGCTCGCGCACAGGTTCGGATGCTCAACACATAGCCGATCGCCAATGGGAATTGGGGATTAGCGCAGTTGTTTTTGTTACAAATAACGCAAAATCTCCTCTGTTGAAAGGCGGTTGGAATTCAAATCTAATCTATGTTCTTCCAAAAAATCCAACTCTTGAGGACTATAAAGAAGTCTTAGTTCGAATTGAAGAGTTTATGCCTATCGACTATATTTTTCTTATGGGATATATGAGGGTTATTCCTGAAGAAATTTGTGCCGAGTACAAAATCTATAATCTTCATCCTGGAGACATAGTAAAATTCCCCGAGCTTAAAGGAAAAGATCCTCAAGAGAAGGCATATCGTTTAGAGCTTCCATCGACTGGGGTTGTAATCCATAAAGCTACAAAAGACGTAGATTGTGGGGAAATTATGTATCGACGCGAGTGCAAAATCAACTATCAGAAAGGAGTTTCTCAGCTCTATCACACCTTAGGACAGCTAGCCAAAAGATCTTGGTATGAGTTTATCTTAGGGCTAACTCGTTGAAATTATTGAGAAACAAAGTTCTTGCACTTTTTTGCAAAATATGTTATAATATAATTAGATAGGATGTATAATACAAGTGGTTCTAACATAAACACCTAGAGGAGGTCAAATTATGACTACTACCTTAGACATGACTGAGAATGCTGCAACTGTCGAAACTCCCAATACCGACGCCACGGCGAGTGCCGAGGAGTGGTTTGGTAAGACTTTCGAGTTGGAGCGAAAGAATGGGAATGTTACCAAAGTTCGTTTTACGAAAAAGCGAGCTGACATTCTCCGTCGCCTTTTGGCCGGTGAAGCTGCTGCAGATATCATCGGACAGGGTTTCAACAAATCCACCGTTACTATCGTCAACTACCAGGCGAGGAAACTTGGATTGTTGAACAAATAAGGTTAGCTTTAATGGAAAGAGTTGAGCTACACCTTCACACTATGTATTCTTTCCTCGACGGAGTTGGGACACCTGAAGAGTACGTAAAAAGAGCTAAGAAACTCGGGATGAAGGCCATAGGTATTACCGATCACGGTACTGCCTGTGGCCTTTTCCATTTTCATGAAGCTTGCAAAACAGAAGATATTAAGCCTGTTTTAGGCGTTGAGTTTTATACGTGCGAAAAGTTTTTTCTTCCTGAAAAAAAGACAAAGAAAAAAATTGAAAGACGACATATTGTTGCTCTTGCTAAGAACCATGCCGGGTATCTTAATTTATTGAAGCTTGCTTCGTTAGGATTTAAGACGTTCAACTACCGGCCTTTGATTAGTATTCAAGATCTGTTTGATCATAAAGAAGGCCTAATCGTTACTACTGCATGCATTGCATCTTCTGTCACAAGCGAAGAGCTCTTCATTGAGTTTAAAAAAGAGCTTGGCGATGATTTTTATGCTGAGATTCAGCCGCTTGATCTTAGTACGCAGTGGAATAGGGAGTATAAAAATTTTGAAAAGACTGAAAAGAATTCTCAAATCGATCACAATAGACAGATGATTGAATGGGCCCGCAAACACAATGTGAAACTAATTCATACTTTGGATGTTCATTATCCGAGTAAACAAGATAAGCAGATTCAAGATATCTTTATTCTTAATTCGTTTGCAGGAAAAGATGGATGGCATTTTGCTACTGATAATCATTATTTGATGACCGCTGAAGAATCTTGGGAAGAGTTCAAGAAGCACGGGCACGATAAGATTTTTACTAAAGAAGAATTCAACCAATCGGTTCAGAATTCCAATGAAATAGCAGATAAGGTAGAGATATATGAGTTAGGAAGAAGGCCTGAGGTTGTTAGATTTCCTATTGAAGACCATCCTTTATCAAAAGAAAAAATGACCTCTGAGGACCTCTTACTTACTATTGTTAAAAAGAATAAGAAAATTCCTATCCGAGATGAATATATTCAAAGATTGAACTTCGAGCTGACGGTAATAAAAGAGAAAGGTTTTGCTGACTACTTCCTTATTATTGAAGATATTGTTCGATGGTGTAGGGCTAATGATATCCTTGTTGGGCCAGGTCGTGGATCTGTTGGAGGATCTTTGCTTTCTTATGCATTAGATATTACTAAACTAGATCCTATCAAATATGATATGCCGTTTGAAAGGTTTCTTGATATTAGTAGAACTGATTATCCCGATATTGATCTAGACTTTTCTGATCAGGAATCAGTGTTTGGTTATTTGAGACAAAAATATGGACATGATAAAGTAATTAGAGTTGGGATTCTGCAGGGCATCAAAACAAAAACAGCTATTAAAGATGCTTACAGGGTTCTTCGAAAAGAAGCTTATGACTATGCATACATAAATACAATTACTAAAGACATTCCGTCCTCTGGCCCTGGAGTTAATGAGCGTGAATGGTTTGAAGAGTTTTTGTTTAGCGAGGGGAATGAAGAGCTTCAGGGATTTTTTGTTGCCAATCAAGATGTGTTCAAAGCAGCGTTAAAGATGGCAGGCAAAATCAAGACTAATAAAGTTCATCCTTGCGCGATTGTAATTGTTCCTGGAAATCCAACAGACTATATTCCGGTTGTAATAAATAAGCCAAACGCACTTGATGCAACCCCAATGACTGGATATGATGGAAGATATCTAGAAAAAGCGGGATTAGTCAAGTTTGATATTCTATCTCTGAATACTCTGAGAGATATTCAAGGGTGTCTTAGATTACTCAAATTGAGAAGAAATATAGATCTAGATATTTATAGTTTAGAGCCGACCGATAAAAAGGTTCTAGACAAGTTTAGAAAAGGAGATACTGAGTCAGTATTTCAGTTTAATACGGCTTTGTCGACTCCTCTTTTAGAAAGATCAAAAGCAGATACGTTTAATGACCTAGCAATTATTACAGCAATAGGTCGACCGGGACCATACAGGCTTGGAAAAATGGACGAGAAGTATGTTGATCGAAAATTAGGAGAAAAGGCAATAACTTATGTTCATCCTGCTTTAGAGCCAATTTTGAAAGATACATATGGGCTGATGGTCTATCAAGAGCAAATCATGAGAATTTTTCAGTCTTTAGGGGGTTTTACCGCCGTAGAATCGAATCATATTAGAAAAGCTATTTCAAAGCCTGGGGGACTAAAACAAGAGGCAAAAGATCAATTCATTAATTACGCAACGACACAGCTTAATCCTCCAATGAGCGAGGATGGAGCTCATACTTTTCTTAAAGAAATGGAAAACTACGCGAGCTATTGCTTCAATAGATCTCATTCTGTTTGTTATTCGTATATAGGATATATATGTCAATATCTAAAAACCTATTATCCGTTAGAGTGGTGGGCATCCGTATTCCAGAATTGCTCGACGGATGACTTTAAGGGGTTTGTTGAAGACGATAAGAACAGTTTTTTACGCGATATTCTAATTGAACCAGAAATCAACGAAAGCGAAAAAGAGTTCAGACTTAACGAAAATGAGAAACTGGTTATGCCCCTCGCTTATGTTACCCAAGTTGCCGATAAAGCAATTGAAGAGATTATTTCTAAAAGACCTTTTAATAGTTTCAAGGATTTTTGGACTCGAATAGAAAAAAGAACCGTAAAGAAGAATGTGATTGAAAATTTAATTTTATCGAATACATTTAGAAATATAGAGCCAGAGAAAAGCATTAGAGATCTCATCATGCATTTCTATTTTTTGAGAAAAGAAGACGTTCCAAAGAAGTTTGACAATATTGATAATACCTTCGCTTTTGAAGAACTTAAGAAAAATGCTCTTTCAATTTATAGGACCGATTGGGTAAAGAGATTTGATACTCTTTTTACAAAGGGAACAATTGGGGATTATACTAAAATTCCTCCTATTGATAACCAGACTGTTCGCATAGGAGGTTTAATCGACCTTGTTCAGAAAGCAAAGACAAAAACCGATAAAGATTTTTATCGAGTGAAGGTCAAAAACGGAGATAATGTCATAACAGTTTACGTTTGGAGCGATATTCTACCGGCGGTGAAAGATAAGTTAGTTCCCGGTATAATGGTTGAAATAGTAGGATCAACTAGCAAATTTGGACTAGCTCTCAATTCAATTAAGTGTATTGTTGTATAATGGAGGTAGGAGACAATATGAGACTAATTATTGGACTTATAGGGGCGAAAAGAGCAGGAAAAGACACAGTAGGACAGATTGCTCTCGAGCGATTTGGAGCATCTGGAACAATTTCTTTTGCAAGGTGCTTTAAAGATGAAATTATGAAAGAGATTTTTAAGTTTACCGCAGAACAAATAGACGGAGACGAGAAAGATAGTTTTTTAAGCAAAAATGTTCCTTTAAGCACTAAAACCGTAAGACAGATTATTCATAAAGTAGCAGACCTTTACAATCGCTTGAAAAATAAAAATGTGATTAATCCATACTCAATTTCAGTGAGTTCGTGGGATAGGCACGTTTTTGTTGGAGGAAAAAATACCTATAGAGATGTGATTAAATTTGTTGCTACTGAAATTATTAGGCATATTTGTCCTACGTGGCATATCGAGATGGCATTCAAAAATGTTCAACCTCAGGGGGTATATCTTGTTACTGATATGAGATTTGAAAATGAATATGAACACTGTAAGAAAACATTTGGAGATGAATTCTATTTGGTATATGTCAAAAATGAGGTTGCCGAGGAAAAGGGAAAAGATAACCATCCGTCGGAGCAGGGATATCTAGTTCTTCGGGATAAGGCCGATGCGGTTGTTGATAGTGTGTATGGAGAATTAGAACAGTTGGAAAAGGATTCGGCAAAAGTATTTAAAAAGATTCAAAGAAAGGTTTTAAAAAAGGGCGATGAAGAATCAACTACTTAATATTTTGCTTAATCTTCAGTATATCAAAAGGTACTCAACTCATAGAGTCAATTGTTCTCAGTCTGTTGCGGCTCATAGTCATGTTGTCATTTGTTTGGCTGCTATTATTGCCGAGTGCGAAAATGCGCGAAGAGGAGAGAATGAAGAAAAATTAGATATGTTAGCGATCTATTCTAAAGCTGCATGGCACGATGTCCCCGAATCTATGCTGGGGGATATCCCTGCTCCTACAAAAAATTTTGATGATGAAATGCGAGCCAAAACTAAACAAATTGAGACAAAATTATTTGATGAGGCTCTCTTACATTTACCTAGAGAAGCTAAAAAGAATATTCGCCGAGCCACTCTCAACTGCAAAGATGGAATAGAGGGAGAAATTATTGCTCTTGCAGATTTACTTGAGCGGCTAATTTATTTAACAGAAGAACGCCGTAGTGGAAATACTAAATTTAACAAGGTATATAAGAATACTATTAGTCAATTAAATGACAAATATTATGGCCCATTGCTTGAGAAATATCCGATGGCTAAAACGATAATGGATTATTTTGTCAACGAATGGGATCAGGAGGGAGACTATGAAAGTGTGGATCCGAGACCCCAAAACGAGTAAATCGTCCGTCACTCTTACTTTACTTGTTATTGCTTTTTTTGTGTCAATTATCAAACTTTTACTATCGGGAATGACAATTCAGGGAATTTCTCTTGGCGAGTTTTCTGGAACCGATTTTGCAACGGTTGTAGGATCAATCGGGGCCCTCTATGGTTTTAGAAAACATACCGATTTGAGCGGAGAGGAAGAGGAAAGTGTTTGATAAGGTTTATTTGTTTCTTTGTCGATTGCCTTACTCTTTTGGAGTCGGCCGAGTTCTTCAGCATAACCCTTTGCATTGGCAATTTTGGTATAAACAGTGTTTTCATTTGATAGGTGGGGTGTCGCTTGGATTTAGTTTAGGATGGAATTGGATTATATGGGTTTTGTTTGGTAATGTGTTTACATTTTTTCTTGGATTTAAAGAGTGTGAAGATGTTCGGAATGGGCAATCAATAACTAAAACAATATTCGATGTTCTTTTTTGGATTGTTGGTCTAAATATTGGACGTCTTCTATGGGGTTTCATTTTATGAACTTTTTAAAATTTTTGTTAAGACTCCTTGTTAGAAATTTTAAAGGCCTAGTAATTGGAGTTTTGTTAATTTTAGTTGCTATTTTTACGTATAACTATATTCAAGACAGACAAGAGAAAGATAGACTATACAAAGAGCTGATCGGTAAAGATGAGAAGTTCAAAAAGCTTAATGACTATACTGGAAAGTTGGAAAGCCGATATCGCACTCAAAAAGAGCTTTTTGAGGAAGTCAAGAAGGAGTTTGAAGAAGCTCTTGATGAAGCAAATGGTCGAATTAAGTCAATTACTGAAACCACCTTTGAGCTAAAAAAGAAAATTCGGCAAGCCGAGCAAAGTGACGATTGGAGTTTTTTTAATCTTGATGGAGGCTATTTCTTGAATGAAGTTAGAATTCAAGGTGAAGATAGCCCGCCAATTGGCTGGGTTTTAATTAAAAAAGATCATAGTGTTGAAAGTGGAAATTATTTGTTTGAAATAGTGGTCAAGAGTTTTGAAGTTAAAGACGAGCAGACTGGAAAGATAAAAGTTTTTACCAAAGCATTTTATGTTGTCAAGGAAAGCGGGCTTGCAGAGAAGAGAGAAATTAAAGATTGGAAAGACATTCCCTATCCGCTACCCATTAAAGGCGGAATCATAATTACTGATCCGACAGAGCAGGACGATTCTAAAAAGAATACATTTATTTGGTGGGCTCCTCGTTTTGGTTTAGGAGCTAATATTGGTGCTAATCTAAATGGATTCATAGCAAAGCCAAACCTAACTTTCTCGACTTCGGGATATGGAAAAAGTAAAAACGATTTGAAGTTTAAATTTGTCAATATCGGAGTAGACTTTGACAAATCTATCAAAAATCTTGGAGTTAATTTTAAACCGATAATGTATAGGCCTTTGGATATCTTTCCAAATACCTATCTGGGTCCAGGAATTGGATATGATATCAACGACAATAAAAGTTTGTTTCTGAGTTTAGAAGTAAATTTTTAATGTATAATAAAAATAAAGGAGGGTCGAAAATGGCACTTAATAAGAATTTTTTAAGAGAACAAGCTAAGCATGACGAAGAGCGCAAACAGGCAGCTCTTTCTGGCGGCGGCGGAAGAATTGTTACTATTCCCTATTCAACGAATGGGAACAATACTCTTCTCCGTGTTCTTCCGGCTCGCCCAGAGACCGACGGAATTCCTTTTCATGAAATTACACTTCATTATGGATTTATTGGAGGAGATGGTAAGAATCGAGTTTATGTTTGTTCAAAAGAAAAGCACGGAGCTTGTCCAATTTGTGATCGAGCTGATTGGCTTACAGCTAATCAAAAGCAGAAAGAGGCTCAGAATATTGGCCCTCAGACTTTCTTTCTTTACAACATAGTTGACGGAGAAGGGAAAGTCAAAGTTTTGCGTGCTAAAAAGTCGCAGCACAGAGAAATTCGCGCTACCATGCTTCGCGAAGATGGCGATATTACAGATCTCAAAACCGGAGCCATTCTTGAAGTTGAGAGGGTAAAGACTGACCCTTACTGTCGGGTTTGGGTTAAAGCTAAAGGGGCCCTCCCCGATTCAATTGTGAATGGACTTGAGCTTGAAGATCTGACTTCAGTTTATATTGAGAATACCCCTGAAGAATTGGAAAAAGTTTTGAATGGAGAGGATGTTAATGCGGCAAAACTTTCCAATCAAAATGCGACCCAGCCAACAAATTCATCTCCCTTGTTAGCTGGAATGCAGATCACGAACTCAGCTTCAGCTTCTCAACCTGAGCCTGTAAAAACAGCAGAGACGTCAGCTGTTGGCGATACCAATTTGAATAAGCTGAAAGCAATGTTGCAGGAAGATTAAGATGTCCCCTCCTCGTAAAATAGGCCGGATAGGGCCGCGAGAGCGGCCCTTTCGGCCTCCTCTTTTGGAGGTTAAATGTTTGAAGAGCAATTAAAGGAATTTGGAAAACTAATTGAAAATTTACCGGACAGAGACTGTTCATTCTCTGATGCAGAATATTACGCTACTCAGTTTATCAAAGCATATTATACTCTTTGTAGAATAGTTAAGACTGTTCAAAATGAATTAGTTGGCTTTAGAAGCCTAAGAAATATTGCCGAGTCGAATGCTTTTAAGAAATCTCCGGAATCTTCGGCGACATCGAAAAAAATTGATATTCCTTTAAATCAAGAGTATGCTAAAGCGGAAAGAGAATATCAACAAAAGAAAAATGAAGTAGAGTATTTTAAAAGCATGCAAGAGCTGTTTATGAATGCTCACATATATTATCGTGGAAAGGCAAGGGATAAATAATGACTGATCAAAAGCTTAGCGCTGATATTTTAGCCAAGAAGTTGAAAGAAAGCTATAAAGCAAAGAAACGTAACGATGTTATCGTTGGGACAGGAGAAGATGTCCCTCTCCCTGCTTATTGGATTAATGCCGCCGCTCCAATTGATCGTCTTTTAACTCGCCCAGGATACGGAGCATCAAGAATTTATCAAATAGCAGGCCGTCCAAATTCCGGGAAAACAACTCTTGCAATGCTTGCTATGATTCAAGCTCAAAAAGATGGGCTTTATGTTGTTTTGGTGGATACAGAAAAGAAATTTAGTATGGAGCGTTATGAAAAAATGGGCGGAAAGCCGGGGGATATTAACGCAATTTTTCCACCAAATCTAGAGCAAGCTTTTGTGGGGATTGACGAGTACATCAATATAATTTTTGCTCATGATCCCAATGCAAAGATTTTTATTGCTTTTGATAGTTTAGGGGGGACCCCATCTCAAGTAGAAACCGAAGCCGATATGGATGAAAAAACTCAGTTAGCTTCTGCAGCGAAGGTTATCGCACGTTGGCTCAGAGTATTTGTCCAGAAACTATATAATAGTAATATTACTCTATTGTTTATTAACCAAACGTATGCTAAGATTGGTGGCCATGGGTATGGAAATAAGGGCGGAGACGCAGCCGAATATTTTAGCTCAGTAATTATTCAATTGGCGCGAGTAAGTGATTATATTAGAATGGTCAAAGGAGAGAGAATTAAAGACGGAATTGTTGTTAAAGCAAGAATGACTAAAAATCATCTTCGTTCGGGACTTGAGCCTGAATCGGTCCAATTCAGAGTGAGATCTTATTTTATTGAAGATCTAACTAAAGGATCAAAGAGAGGGGGAGAAGATGAGGAAACTGATAGTTGGGGATCTTCATCTGAAGAAGAGCCGACTGAAGACAGCTGAAAAATGTTTTGAACAGCTGCGCGAGATTGCAAAAACTGTCGATCATACTATATTCTTGGGAGATCAATATCACGGAAAAGCTGATATCAGATCTGAATGTCAGAGATTTCTTCTTCATCAGCTTCGCGATTGGCCAACGCGTGTTTCTATGCTTGTTGGAAATCACGATTATGAGAATCTTGAGTGTCAAAATCACGCTCTAACTCCATTCAATCAATTAGAGAACGTAGATATTCATTCTGAGCCTATTGCCTTCGGGTTTTCTTCTGAATCGGTTCGGGCTGGGGTGATTCCTTATTGTAAGAACGAGGAATCCTTTGTCTCCGCGTTGCAAAAGGTTGGGAATGTGGATGTTATATATGCTCATCAAGACGTCAGTGGTTTTAAGTATGAGAGCGGGAAAGAAATAACTAGCGGAATTAAAGTTTCTCGTTTTGACCCCTATAAGAGAGTTTTTTTAGGACATATTCATACTCCTCAAGAGCAAAAGAATATTATTTGTGTAGGGACACCCTTCTCTCATTCATTTTCAGAAGCTAATCAAGAAAAGAGTGTTATTATTTATGACACCAGAGATGATAGTATAAACAAAATTAGATTAGATTTACCGCGTCATATTCAATTAAGCTGCACGGTAATGAAGAAAAAAGATATTAAGAGCATCAAAATTGAAGCTTCTCCTGGCGATTATATTAGGCTTAAGCTAAAAGGACCAAAAGATGTCCTCAACAAAATTACCAAATCAATGTTCAATTTTCCTAACCTCTCTCTTCAAAAAATAGAAATTAAAAGCGCCAAACTTATCAAGATCGAGGAAAATCTAGATAAGAATAAAATGGTTGAAGTCTACATCAGTACTCTTCAAACGAAACTTGACAAAGAAAAATTAAATCAACTTAGTCAAAAAATACTTAAGCAGGTAAGAGATGCCAATTAGAATATATGTATGCGATAAGTGCGCAGAAGAAAAAAGAAAACTCTTCAAGACCCGTGAAGAAGAAAACAGCTATGTTTGTCCTGTATGTAGTAAGTGTGGAACTTCGATGAAGAAAAAAGCTGCTATTGTTTCTAATGCTATCGTTAAAGAGCAGGCCGATTCCTATAGAAATAAACAGATTAAAAAAGACCTGAATTCGATTATGAAAAGACGAACCAAAGAACATCACGTTAAATATGAGCTGCCCGATCTGGTTGCCAAATATGGGACCAAATATGCAAAAGAGCAGGGTTGGTTGAGGGAAGACGGAACTCCAAAAAAGATGGAGGACTACGAATGAGAGTTTTAAGTCTCAGCGCTAAAAATTTTTGGAGCTTTGAAGAGCTTAATTTAGATCATGCAATTTTTGATCAAGGCCTTCATTTGATTAAAGGATGGAACTATGACGAGGACTCCGCTAACGGAGCCGGAAAGACAGCTATCCCCGACGCAATATGCTATGCATTTACAGGAAAAATTCCTCGATCTGTTAAGGTAGATGAACTAATTAACAAAAAGAAAAAGAAAGATCTTTTTGTGAGTATGGAAGTCGAAGATCACGGCAATATATATAAAATTGAAAGAGGAAGGAAGCCTACCATATTAAATCTTACAATTAATGGGCAGCAAGAGCTAGGAAAAGATAAAGACGAACTTCAAAAGGTCATTGAGAATACTCTAGGATTGTCATATGATATTTTTGTTAATTCGGTTTATTTCTGTCAAAATGCTAAGTCTCGTTTTGTTTCTGCCAGCGACGGGGAAAAAGTTAAGATTTTAACCGAGTTGATTAGCTTAGATGATTTTGATAAAGCTTATAAAATAGCACATGAGGCTCTGGGAACTTCTTCTGTGGGATTAGAGATGTTGAGTCAGAAGATTTCCTTTATGACGGAAAGTAAACAAAAGCTGGAGAGAGAGTATAAAAGCTTTGAAATTGCATATGAGGGATTTGAGACCGATAAAAAGCGCAAACTGGATGAAAAAGAAGTAGAAATTGAAAAACAGTCCCAAGCTATTAAGAAGATAGAAGAAGATGTTGCAATTCTTGAAAATTCTATTAAGGAGCAAAGTGTTGACTTTGATCAAAAAATACAAAAATACAAAAATAAAATTAACATTCTCGCGGAGGTTCATAATCTAAATAGTAGCTACGCTAACAGAAAAAGTGTGCTACTGGAGTTGTCAAACAATAAAAAGCGAGAGATAGAACAGCTTTCTTCTTTAGAAGGAGATTGTCCTCGCTGTAAACAGCCGATCAATGAAGAGCATCAACGAAAAGAAATTGAAAAGGCTCGGGGAGAGCTTAGAGTTCTTGATCAAGAGCTACAGCAAATTCTTGAAAAAATGACAGAGTGTAAAGAGTTGTTAACATTTGAACCTCTCGTTAAAGAAAAAATTGAGAAAGCCGAACGGGCAAAAAGAGATGTTCAAGAAAAGATTCGCCATAAAGAAATGTATTTGTCCAATCTCGAATCCGCTCGCGGAATTTGGAGCAGGCTTATCGGCGATTTAGAAAAAATCGGTCACGAAACCAATCGTTTTTGGGATTTGTTGAAAAGCTGTCAAGAAAGTATTAAAAAAGTCGAAAGCGAGTTGCAAAAGTTAAATGATGAAGTGAAAGAGAAAAACGAAAGCCAACAGTATTACATTACCTTAAAAGATCTTTACAAAAATATTAAGTATCATGTATTTGATACTGTTGTCAACGAGCTAAATGATAACGTTAATGATTATGTTCAGACTTTGTTTAATGCAGATGTTCGCGTATCGTTTGAGACCGAAACGACCGATTCAAAGGGAGAAATTAAGCAAAAGTTTAGTACATCTATTGTGATGGATAATGTTCAGAGAGATTTTGAATCCCTATCTGGCGGCGAGAAAAAGAGGATCGAACTAGCAGTAAGTTTTGCATTATCAAATATTGTGGCCAACCGAAGCCATAAGACATTTAATTTCATGTTTCTGGATGAGGTGTTTGAGGGGCTCGATGAGAACGGACGAGAGCTAATCGTTGATTTATTGAATCGCCTGAAACAAGAAAGAGAAAATATTTTCATTATTGATCATTTTAACGCCACAAAGGATTTGGTCGATAACACGCTATCCGTGGAAAAACGAGATGGAATATCAAAAATTGCATAGAATTTTAGCTCTGGATATCTCTACTCAAACGGGGTGGGCTATCATAGACGAGGAAGAGAAACTTGTTGACCACGGAACCATTGTTCAGAAGGTATGGGGAAAAAATGCTCCTTATAATACCGAAGAAGAAGGGTATCCGTTTAATTATGTTGATGCTGCTAAAAGGATGATGCTCAATATTTTTGACGTATATCATAAGTTTATTCCCGATGTGGTTGTGATAGAAGAAACTAACAAAGGGAAAAATAGATTTGCTCAAAAAATGCTTGAATTCATACATTGTTTGGTTGTTGATGTTTGTAGGGATGAAGAAATCCGAGTTATTTATTTAGATACATCAAAGTGGCGCCAAACTATGGGCTTGTATATGTCAAAAGAAGATAAGCAGAATAATGCTGATATTAGAAAAGCTAAAAAGGAAGGCAAGAAGGCCAGGGGCAAAATTACAAAAAAACACCTGTCCGTGAGAATGGTCAATAAATTGTATAATCTTAATATGAAAATGAAAGATAACGACGTGTGTGACGCTATTCTTGTTGGATTAGCATATCTTAGGAGCCAAAGATGCAAGATGAACGATTTATAAATGAGAGTATTAAGTGGCTTATTGATCACGATCAGATTGATTCCGGTCCCGTTGTAGACTGTATTCTAGGATTAGCTTTGATGTGCGATGGAGCTGTAAAATCGGCTCATTTCTCGCTGGATAAAAAAGAGAGAAGTATTGTTGTTAGGCTTTTTTTGTCTCGATGGAGCATGATTTTTCGGAGTAAAAGCCGGATTCGAGATAGATTGTTTACTGCTTTAGCTCCACTTACGGCTGCATATGATCTGAAATGCGAATTTAAGGTGTATAAAAAGTAATGAAGTACTCTTTGATTCTATTATTTGCCTTGCTTAGCTCACCGGGATTTGCAGGATCTAAGTGCGAATTACCGATTACTTCTTCTATTATGAAACTAAGGCCTAATATTTCTTGTGACGAGGCTTACGATATGGCAAAGTCAATTTATCTATATGCTAAAAAATATAGATTAGACTGGAAAAACTTAACTGCCATCGCATTCAAGGAAAGCACCCTATGCAAATATAAAAAAGGAAAAAACGAGAACGGGCATATAATTGATTATGGTTGTTATCAAATCAACGTTACTAATATTTGGAGAATGAAACTTAATCCGGATCGCCTATTGAGTGATTTTGATTATAATTTGGATGTTGCCTGCAAGATCTTACGACATCTTAAACTTACGTACAAGATTCGGCATCCAAATTCTTGGCTTGGGTTTTATAAAACGGGGTCAAATGTCTCAAACCCTGAAATCATTAAAGAGGCAACTGAGTATTTTGATCATATAAAAGAGATTAAGAAGAAAATTGATGGGCAGGAAATCAAAAAAGAAAGCTGTCGGCCCTAAACATAAGCATTCGCCTGAAACGCGTGAGCTTATTTTTAAGGACTGGATGGAAAATAATAAAACGTATACGCAATTGGCTCTTCAATACGATTGTGATGTTCAGACAATTTATAATATGAGGGACGAGGAAAAATGGATGGATCGCAAAGGTAAAATTCTTGAGAAAGTTCGAGCTCAGAACGATAAAAAGATTCTTGAACTCAAACAACAAGTTTTCGAAGCAACAGGAAAGCTGATCGATTTAACGGCTTCGCGCATCTCTGATATTGAAAAACGTATTAGAGAAGGTCAAAATAAAGAAGACAAAGATTTTGGCTATCTTCAACTTATTAATTTTGTTTCTGACATTGGCGATTTTGAAAAGCTCGTTAAGACCCTATACTTGATTGAAAACGATGGAGTGGAAAGAAAACAAGTTAATGTTGATATATATGAAAAAATAGAGATTAGCGATGAAAAAGCAGATCGTTTGCTCGAGGTACTGGCGGATGACATCGTAGATGCAGAATTTAAAGAAGTAAAAGAAACCAAACTATTGGATAATAATGAGCGATCAGAAAAGCGACAAAACACTAGCGACCCTAAGGACCCTAAGGGATCGCCCGTGCAAGACTAAAAGGGAATTGCGGAATTGGATTAAGTTTTTTCTTAAGGCCGATCTCCCCGATTGTACCGTTGATCCCGACTCTAATAGTAATCCAATGCATATGGTATGGGAATTGTATAGGAGTATGCTTTATTGGAACACAATTTCTCCAGAAGAGCGTTTCACCAAATCTTTATGGTATGCCTGCCGTTCGGGCTTTAAAACTTTGAATGCTGCAATTGTAGAGCTGTTATCTCTTACTCATGACAGTAGAGGATCTTGTCATATTGCTGCAGGAGAGTCTCATGTAAAGCATTGTTACAATGATTATTTTCAACCATATATAAAGCGAAATTCTCTTATATGGGAGTTGGTTGAAAGTTCTATATTAGAAAAGACTGTGACAAAAAAAGGAGCTATTTTAGAAACAATGCCCTGTACTAAAAAAAGAGTGCAAGGGCCTCACCAATCGTTAGTTTGTAAGGATGAAATTGATGTCGTGCAAGACGTTTCCGCGTACAGTGATATTGATGGCATTCCTATTAATATGCCCGATGGCCGCCCCCCTATTACTTTTGGCATCTCTGTTCGGAAGTCGGCGTTTGGATTGGTTCAAAAAGAAATCGATGAAGCGCCTCAAAAAGGTGTCAAAGTATTTCATTGGAATATTATTGATATTATGGAGAGGTGTCCTGAGAGCAGGTCGGGGACTAAAAAGATTCCTATTTATGTAAAAAGGGATACTCTTATCTCTCAGTCGGAAGAGGATTTCGAAAGTCTTCCTCCCGATGATCAAAAAAGATATGAGAGGTTTGATGGGTATGAAGGATGTTTAAAAAATTGTAAAATTTTTGCTGCATGTAGAACTCATTCAAAGAAGCAAAAATCGAAGAGTAAGTGGCTTAAGACATGTGATTATGTCCAGATGAAGCTTTTTGAGTCAAATGACGAGCAAATGGCCATTGCTCAGTTCTTATGCAAGCAACCTCCTTCTACAGGTTTAGTATATAGTGATTGGAGAGACTATAAAAATATCAAAACATACACTCAAATGTATGAGATTTTCACTGGAGAATCTCCAGATCATGAGATTACCGAAGAAGAGCTTGTAAAAACGTTTGAAGATCATAGTGTTTTCCCAATTGTAGGAATTGATTTTGGTTTTACTGACCCTATGGTTGCATATTTGATCTATGTCGATGGAAGACAAAGAGTCTATATTGTTAAAGAAATCGCTTTGATGAGTCCAGAAATGACAGACGAGGAATTTGCCCTATACTTTAAACAACAGTGGGGAAGATACAAAATTGAGACAATTTATGCCGACACAGAGAATCCTAGCGGAATAAAATCTCTCCGAAAAGCAGGCTTTCATTGTGCAGGACCAAAAAGGTACGGGGGAAACATCCAAAGAGGCGCAAAGGACGGAATGAAAGAGAATGTTGTCAAAGATGTTCGCCCTGGGATCTCTACTGTCAGAAATTTAATCAGAATTCCTGGAACCGAGAATACTCGACTGTTTGTTCACGAATCTTGTGAGTATTTAAAGCTATGCATTCATAAGTTCCATCATAAACTGGACAGCGCGGGAAATGTAATTGATGGGGAATATGCCCATGAATACTCTCACGCGCCAGACGCAATTAGATATCCATTACATTCTACTTTAGGAATTGGAACGCCAGAATTTAATTTTGCTGAGAGCCACGGGAACGCCCAAACCAGAAAATTTGACAAAGCGCCAACTCCGGAAGAAATTGGACAGCTAACTGGAAAGCCAATTTATGATAACAGAGCGGATTTTGAAGACAACAACGACGACGACGACGATGGAGGCTTTAATTTCGCGTTTTGACATGGTTGAATAATTTAAAGTTGTATGGAATTCCGCTATAATGATAGATTATACACAAGGATTGGAGATTAGATATGTCAGATGAGAAGAAAAAAGGACTTATTGGAAAGATACTAGAAGCAACTGACGTTCGTCTTGAAAAATACATTTCTGATTCAAGAGCCGATATGGTCCGGAAATCTCGAGATAACGAGCTTATGGATTTCAACGACGGATTCTATCGTCGATCTTTTTATGCTCCTCTTCATGATGCCTACTATGAGTCTGCTGGGTATAAAGAAAAACCAACTCGAATTGATTTCAATGTTCTAAAGTTAATGTCCTATCGAGATACTATCATAGCTTCAATTATTCAAACTCGGACCAACCAGCTTTGCTTGTTTAGTCGACCTCAGAAAAATAAATATAGTGAAGGATTTATTATTAGGCGCAAGAGGGATCGTGATCAAAGTCTCGATGATGATGAAAATAAAATCAAAGAACTCGAACAGCAAGATAAAGCAATTATTGATGAGCTAACCGAGTTTATTTCAAATTGTGGACATATGAACGATCGCCCACAGACCGAGCTTTTATCTCTTGACGTATTTTTGAGAAAAGCCGCTAGGGACAGGCTCACATATGACCAGGTCGCAATAGAAAAAATTCATGATAATGCAGATAAACTTCATCATTTTTTACCTGTCGACGCTGGAACAATAAGATTTGCATCTAACAAAGGGCAAGACACTTCTACCGCCTCCGCTACTGGGGCTCAATCTTACAATAACATTACAAGACCCGATAACGAGGAAGAAAGAAAAGAGGCCCAGGAAAACAACAATCTTTATGCTCAAGTTATTGATAACAGAGTAGTCAGGGGATTTACAGCGGATGATCTTATTTTTCGTATGGGGAACCCCGTTAACGATATTTATGCAAACGGGTACTCCGTTGGAGAACTAGAACTATTGGTATCAACAATCACTTCTCATCTACAGGCAGAAACCTATAACAAGCTTTTCTTTACTCAAGGGCATGTTACCAAAGGAATTCTTCATTTTCAAGCTGACGTTCCACAGAGGAAACTGAAAGCTTTAAGACAGCAGTGGGATGCCCAAACGAGCGGGAATGTTAATAGTTGGAGAACTCCGATTTTTGCAGGCTCTGATAAGATTTCGTGGATTCCGCTAACTCAATCTAACAGAGATATCGAGTATTCAAATTGGATGAACTATCTTATTAAGATTGCTTGTGCTATTTATTGTATCAGCCCTGAGGAAATTGGGTTCGATATTGCTAAAGATGCCGGATCTCCTGGAGGAGTTTTCCAGTCTCAAAACGAAACCCGGATGAAGCATTCAAAAGACAAAGGACTGAGGCCGCTTCTTCGGTTTTTTGAGGATCTGATTAATGAGGAAATTATTGATAAGGTCAATAATGAATTTTGTTTAGAGTTTGTTGGGTTAGATGCAGAATCTAGAGTTCAAGAAGTCGAAAGAGAAAATAAAGAAGTCAGGTATTCAAAAACTATTGATGAAATTCGAGCTGAGGATGGAATGGAGCCTTTGGGGCCAGAGAGAGGCGGGCATTTGATTTTAGACCCTCAATACGTTCAGTGGATTTCTCAATTTGGCGAATTCGAAGCAGAGAAGAAACAAGAAGCAATCCCAGAGGGTGGAGAGTTTGGCCCTGAAGAAGATCAGGGGTTCGGAGCTCTGAATGAAGAAGAATCCGGAGAGCCTGAAGGAGAGATGCAAAGATCTCTCAAGAAAAGTAAAAGTCCTAAATTGATCAAAGTAGAGTGGTATAAAAAATAATGGCTAAGATTAAAATCATTTTGGAACCCGGAGAGACTCCTGAGTCTGTTGAAGAGGAGCTTGTTAAAGCTCTTTCTGAAAAAGCAGAAAACGCTCATCCGAGTAGGTTCGACGATCCGGTGTTGAGAGATATTGAACTTAAGTGGTCCGCTCAATATGCAAAAGACGTGATTGAAAGATCAATTCAAGATATTATTGATGAGTTGAGAAATTATTAATGATTGTTGATAAATCAAAAATTGAAGCCATTAAAGAGAGAATTAGGATAAGACATAATTATTTTATTCTAAGTACTCTAGGGCCCGATCAACTATCTGATGAAGAAATTAAGGAGTTAAAGGATCTAGGATTTGATACTGCTAAAAATGAAGATTATATCGCTGATTCTTATAAAACTGGGATGACCCGAGGAAACGTTCAAGGGTATGAGTATGGCCCAGTAGATCACGAGGATTGGAAGATTAGAGAACCAAAGCCTTCTCTTAGTGATATTGAAAAACATGCCGTTGATCATGTGAAAGAGAACGTGGCTCAGACAGTTCAAAAGCTGTCCTCTCAGTTTCAGCAAAAAGTTGAAGGGCTAATTCGAGATGGAAATTTTGAATACAGAAATATAATTCAGACTGAAGGGATTAGGCCGGCTTTTGTTACCGCGATAGAGGAAGATAAGAAGATTCAAGAGATTGTTAAAGACCTGAGGGAAGCTACTGGGGACTTCGCGCGAGATTGGAGTAGAGTAGCAGTTACTGAAATGAATAACGCTCAATCTTATGGGGCAGCGGACGCTATTGTAAAAAGAAATAAAGGGAAACAAGAACTCGAAGAAACATACGTCTATAAGTTGGTTGTTAGAGACGCCGCTCTTTGCGCTTATTGTAGAAAGTTTTATGTTAATCCCGACGGGACTCCGAAAATATATCGGCTCACCGATCTCATGAGAAATGGGACAAATTATGGGAGGAAGGCTTCGGAGTGGAAGCCAGTGGTTGGATCAACTCATCCAAATTGTAGAGATAGATTGGTTGAACTACCAAAAGGTTGGGGCTTCACCGAAAAAGACAAAATGGAATATGTTGGCCCCGATTATATACATTATCATCATCAACGTAAGCGATAATGTATAATGAAGACAGGAGGCAAACATGTCGCAAGAACAACTCAAGTCAGAGATTACTCTTAATAAGTTACGCACAAAACTTCAATTAATTCAAGCTTTTAAGTCTCTTTCTATTAAGTTTAATGGTAAGCAATTTCCAAAAGAGATTAAAGAGCAAGTGTCAAATGAAATTCAAGATTATGCCAATAGGCGCATTGAAGAAATTGATACTGATAGAACCACTTCTAGCGCTCAACAAATTGAAATTTTGTTTACTGAGCAAGAGGTTTCTGCTTTAAAACATTTGGCCAGCAGAGTGTTGAGTAATATTGGATCTTCCGAGAAAGAAACCTCTCTCCCTGAGTCTCCCAAGGATGGTTTTGCTGGTGTTCTAGGACAGACTTTGAGAGACGGAATTGGAGAGGGAATCTACAATAATCAAAAAGTCAAAATTATGGCCAGGCGAAATGGGAAGATAGTTGTTAAATTTCCTAACGGTCAAAAAACAGTCGTTGAGGAGAGCGAAGTTAAATGAGTGACAAATTGAAAGATATTTTTGATAAACAGAAACAGCTCAGATTAGCAATTGGTCGCGGAACCGACATGCTAAAAGACCTATCTCCTAATGAAGTCGGTAAGTGGACTATTGATTTGATTCAAGCTCTTCGACAAGAGTTATCTGAGCTTCAAGATTGCTATGCTTGGAAGTGGTGGAGTAAGGAAGGAAGAGAAAATCGTTTTGCTCTGCTGGAATCTCAAAAACAGAATATCAATGTTGAAATTGCAGATTTGCTATTTTTTATGCTCGACATTTGCACATCAAATGGAATTGATGCAGATAAGCTTTACGATCTTTATATGCAGAAATGGCGCGTTAATATGGACAGACAAAAGAACAATTATTCAGTTGAAAATAAAACAGAAGAAGATAACAAAAATATTAAGTAGGAGGAATCTCCATGACAAATGAAGAAGCGCTCAAAAAGGAAGCTGAGCAAATGAAAGAGAGTCACGATAAGGCCGCCGATGAAGCCGAACAGAATGTGAAGCAGAGCGGGTTTCAAAAAGCTGGAGCAAAAAACGAGCCTCTTGCTAAAGGATATAGAGATAAAGCTGTTGTTATCCCCGTTGCACGACTTCAAGCTATCGTTCAGGCTTTAGGTAATGATGTTCTTCAAATGGATATGAATTTTAGGAAGATTATTGCTAATACTACCAGCTATGTATCGGAAAACACAACTAAGCTGAACAGAGCTGTTGCGGATCTTACTTTGCAAATTGCAGGGACTCAAGAATATCTGGTCCGAGAGATGGCTTGGGTGAAAGAAATCTTGCTTAGTCTTAATCCAGAAAAGTGTATGTCTGTTGAAGATCTTGAAGAAAGCGAGAAAAAAGAAAAGAAGGCTTTGGTTGATAAAATCAACGATCTTCAAAAAGATAAGATGAGAGAAATTGAAAAGCAGGTCAATGAAAAGCTTAATTTGGTTGAAGTCGATCGTCCCGTTGAAGAGGGGGACATTGTTAATCTAAAATATGTGGGCAAACTTGACGGCGTTGAGTTTGAGGGAGGATCTAACGATAATGAGCTGATTCAGGTCGGAGCCGGGCAGGTTTTTGAAGGGTTTGAACAGGCCCTTATTGGTGCAGAAAAGAATAAGCCTGGAGTAATTCATGTTGTTTTTCCTGAAGATTACGCAGACGAACAGTTGGCGGGAAAAGAAGTTGATTTTGATGTTGAAGTTCTTAATATTCGCGTAAAGCAGGAGAAGGAAGATGCTAAATAATATTGATGTCTGGAATGGATGGCTTATTATTGAGAAAGATAAAGCCCCTGAGCAAAAAGGGCTTATTATGCCTAAAGAGCAAAACAACAACGAAGGGACGATTGTAAAGGTGTCGGGATTCATACAACCTAAAGAAGCTATTTCTAAGCTTATGGGAAAAAGAGTCTGCTTTGCTGAGCTCGATGAATTTAAAATTTACACAATTAATATAGAAGGCAAGGATTATCTGGCTATGAGGCCAGATAATATCATTTTTAATTATTGCGGAGATGAGGATGAAGAAAAAAAGCAATAAAGAGCTCAAAAAAGAAATTCTAGAGAAGATAGTTGCTTTACATAAGTTGAAAGGATCTCGGCCAACGAAGACAGAGTTTGTTTCAGCCGGTTTATCAGACCATTTAATCAGAAAATTCTTCGGAGGATGGAACGTCGCTTTTGAAGAAGCGGTTGATTTGGGAGAGACTCTTAAAACATCAGAAACAATTGTTGCAAATAAATATAGGAGTCTTGCACGCTCAATTCAAAGAAAAAATATTCTTGAAGATTATGAAATGGCCTATTTGACCGAAGAGTTTGCCAAGTCAATCAAAAATCTTAAGTTAAGTCCGGTTGTTCTTAATAAGAAAGAAATAAAAGGATTTCTTAAAAAGATTCAAGCCCCTACTGTAGAAAAAAGAGAGTTGGTTGCTCCGTTTTCAGACTGGCATCTTGGTCTCAAGGTCGATAGTAATGAAGTCGGGAATTCAAATAGTTTTGGATGGACAGAGGGCTGCAGGAGATGCGCATTCTTTGCCCAGGAAATTGCTAACTATAAACTTGCCCATAGGGCAGCCACCAAAAAACTTCACTTAGCCTCTTTAGGCGATATTAATCATGGTAAGATTCATAACAAGACGGGAATTGATACTGATCTTATTGTTCATCAAATGAACGGGGCCCTACATGTTTTGTTTCATATGATTTCGTATCTTTTGAATTTTTTTGATGAGATTGTATTCTATGGTATTCCTGGCAATCATGAAGACTGGCCATTTCGTAGAGAGGGCGGAAATAGAGTTAACCAACAAAAATATGATAGCGTAATTAATCCCGTTTATTATGCCCTATCGTTGATTTTTGCTGGTCGGGTTAAATTCGTTATTCCTAAAACACAGTATGTGATGATTGATACGATTGGTGGTCGTCTGATAGGTGTTCACGGAGATACGGTATTTTCAGCTATTTCTGCTCCCGGGAAGTCAATTAATTTTAAAGCCCTTACACATCAAATAGAGTCATTTAATACTGGAGAAATTAAAAAGGGGAATCCTCCTATTGCTGGCGTTCTTGCAGGGCACGTTCACCAGGAGCTAAAAGCTAAAACACAAAATGGAATCGATGTTGTTGTTAATTCGACATTATCCGGAATAGATCCGTTTGCAAGCTCACTAAGTATCAACTACGCTATTTCATCTCAGACAATCGTGGAGTCTACAAAAAAACATCCATGCGGAGATATTAGGCGAGTTCAGTTTAGTAAAGAAGTAGATAATAACAAGGAGTTAGATAAAATCATTCCAATTTATGATTTAGAGCTAGAACACAAGAAATAGGAGGCGTTATGTCTACAAGAAAAGACGCTGACTGGCTTGACAATCTAATGAAATGGGGTGTGGATGTTATTCATAGAAAAATCTATTTTGGTAAACCAACGGATAAAGAGCCTGACGACGAAGAAGTCAGCTATAACGCTTTTGATCAGGATTCAGTTAAAGTAGCTATTATGGGAATTCATCTCATGGAGGAGATGAGTAGCAAACCAATCACTATTTATATGAATTCTTATGGCGGATGCGCAGAGTCAATGATGGCTCTTCATGACACTATTCAAGAAACTCGCTGTAAGTTTGTATTTTATGGGAAAGGCCACGTAGGAAGCTCTGCTACATGGATTATGTGCTGTTGCGATGAAAGATATTTGTCTAAGCTTACAAGGGTCCTGTTACATGAGGGAGCTAATGACCCAGGTTGCAGAACGCTAGCGGATCAAAAAATATATCAAGAGGAAGAGCAAAGGATTCAGTCAAAATTGAATCAAGTTTATGCCGATAATTCATATCCCGATAAGAAATTTTATGATAGGTTGACTAGTACCGGAAAAGATATTTTTATTTCGGCAGAGGAAGCGCTCGAGTTAGGGCTAATAGATGAGATTGTTGAATATCGAAAAAGAGGGAATTACCGAAAAGGACCGAGAAAAAGGACCTTTGATAATCTTCCCAAACCAAGCGAGCTGAAAAAGCTATACAAGGCTCTATGTGACAGGATTAGCATTCCTGCAGGAGGAGAGATCACAGTTGAGATTAAAAAAGAAGAGTATGAGCCTTTACAAAAAGAGTTTGATAACACTGAAGAAGTATTGAGTCAGATTGCTGGGGAAGAAAGTAATGAGAAAAAAGAAAATCAAGAAGGAGATACAAATGTTGAGTAAAATTGCGCGAATTCTTAATATCGGACTGGTGGTTTTTTATTTGGCTGCGGGGGTGGCGATGTTTCTATTAAATGTCGCTACAATTGTTAAATTGGACGAATTTATTGATCGTTCGACCCTCTCTACTCCTGTTAATCATACTGTAAAAGGAATAACATTACAACATCCTGTTGGCAGAAATATGATTCCTCAAAGGAATACTATTAAGTTTCCTACTAAAGGGCCCGAAAGTACGACAAAAGGATATCTTGATAAACCATCGGCAGGGTTTGTGAGAGTAGAGATGACAAATGTTGGTTTTGGTACGGGGGTTGCAATTAGTCCCGATCTAGTGTTAACAAATAATCATGTCTGCGATATGGCGGCTAATAAAAGAGCCCCTGGCACGTTCTTTCGTTTGGCTCTTAAGAGCCCCGAACATACAAGCTATCTATATGCAAAAGTTCATAGAAAATCGTCATTAGCAGATTTGTGTTTGTTAAAAGTGGTTTCGCAGGGAAAAAAACTTACCCCTGTTAAGATTGCTAAAGAGCCAGTTAAGTTTGGAGATCAGATCTTTGTTGTCGGAAATCCTCTTGGAATTTTTGGCTCTGTCGCCGAAGGAAGGGTCGGAAGCTATGCTGAAGTTCTTGGTTCGGAAGCGCGACTAATTTCGGCTCCCATTTATCCAGGCAATAGCGGGTCGGGAGTCTTTAATGATAAGGGAGAGCTGTCCGGTTTGGTTTTTGCCGGTCTTTTTGGAAACTATCAATCTCCTACGAGTATTGGGTGGATGATTGTCCACAAGGAGATTGTTAAATTTTTGGAAGAAAACAAATGAAGCAAGAAAAATTTCATTATTGTGTGATTTTTAAGAAAGATCCGCATTATTTATTGTTTACAACTAAAGAAGAAGCTGAAGAAGCGGTTGTCAAATACGACGATATTTATCTCGTAACGTTGTTTAGCGAGAAGGGCCTTCATGAGTTGAAACCTGTTGTGAGATTAGAGGACCCGGATGATGATTCCTCTGTATGAGAATTACTTAAGAGAGATCTCAGATATAATTAGACGAATTGAGAAACTGTCCGCTCAGAGGAACGGGCTTCTTACAGCCGAAGGCCAAAGCCCTTCCATTAAGATGATTCAGTTAGCAGATCTTAGTGATAGATTGACTAAGAGTTTGATCGAATATTATAGACGAACAAGCGATGAATTTATAAGACGACAAAGCCTACTAGAGAAAGAGAAAGAGATTGTTTATGATAGAATTTTAAACTATTTTGATACAAGAAATAAGAAGGACTGTTGATGGAAGGAGGCTTGGTGATAGTCATTAAGCAAGTTACAAGCAATGGGACTCGAAAACGCGTTTTTCGCAAGGTTGATGATTATCATTGGGTAGAAAATAACGTAAAAATCGGAACGTTAGCTGCCCAGTATTTAGAGAGATTAGCAGCAGGAAAGAAGATTTCTGAGGGGGATTTTCTAAGTTTAGTGTAACCTGTTGGAATCTCTCATAAAAATTTAGCTTGCCTTTTTGATAGAGGTCTACTATAATATAAGTAGGAGCTATGAAAAAGGACAATTTCACAGGCGAACTGACTCTATTTATCGATGAGCACAAAAACGATTGTTCGCTCATTCTCGCCACAAAACTCATTGATTTTCTAGAAAAATTTGGCATTAGTTTTTGCGATGAGCTTACAGGTTTGCATCATCGCAAGTCTTTCTATAGGTATTTTGAAGAGTTGACCAACCAATGCGATCGGATTGGTGGAGTTTTATCTCTTGGTTTTATTGATTTGGACAACTTTAAACAGATCAACGACACTCATGGGCATGCAGTAGGAGATAAAATTCTTAAAAAAGTAGGAGAAACTTTACGTCAGCAAACTCGATCCTATGATAAGGCATTTCGCTGGGGAGGAGAAGAATTTGTTGTGATTAGCTTAAACAAATCTCCTAACAAAGCAGCTGATTTTTACGAACGTCTCCACAGGAAAATGAGGTTTAAGTATGATTCAATTAAGGTTACGGCCAGTATGGGGGTTGTATCATATAGTAAAGGAGACAAAGCAGAAGAGCTAATTACAGCGGCTGATCGGGGCATGTATATCGCTAAAGAAAAAAAAGATTCATTAGTATTTACTACAATTATGGATTTTAGCCATGAAGGCTATGGCCATGGGGTGATTAGACATGTACATTCATCCAATGAAAGCAATGGTAATAAGAAAACGAGACCAGCTTCAAGAAAAAATAAATAAGCTTTTCTGGGATCCGCTTGAAAGAGCTAGACCAGGAAATTTAGAGCGGATAGCTCTTTATGAATGTCGAATTGCTAAGCTGTTTACTTGGTTATGTCGGCTTAACGAAATAGAGGAGAGAAAAAATGGGAACAAAAATTAAAAAAAAGATTCAAGCTCTGTGTTCAGATAAAGACCCTGGAGCAATTTTGAGTATTCTTCTCGGTCGTCCGGGGCGTCTTGTGAGCGCATCGAAAAGTCGAGGGCCGGCAATGGCAGTTTATAATTCAAATGTAGTAGTCGATGGCGAGGTCGTTTGGTATGGAGATGTCGATCTGGATAAAGATCGTAATTGGTTAGGAAAAATTGCTGAGCTCGTTGGCTCAGACATCGAGATCTATTATGAGCACGATTTAAGAGTTTTTCCTTTTGAAGTTGCGGATGAAAAAGAAATGTCTAAAAAGCACAAAGAGAAGATGAAAAATCGAAAACCGGTTTGGAGCACAGCTACTCCTGAATTGTTTGGTGATAGGCCGTATGAGGAAGTGAGAGAGGAGATGCAAAAAGTTCGAGAAGAAAGAGTTTTGGATTACCTTGCTTATTGTGGAATTCTAACACCAGGAAAAACCGAGTGGAAGTGGTATAATACTTGGTTTTATGAAGGTCCCTACAAAATTTATGCTTATTTTGATAATCTATATCAGATTTATATTCATTATCCCGTTTATTTTGTGAAAACATCCGGCAGAGAAATGACCCGCTGGCAAACGGTGAAAGAGTTTTTGGCTGCGGTTAAGCGTGAATGGAATTACAGGCATGGATCCGAAAAAACCAGTAACTGATCTCAGGACTTATAAAGAGAGGAAACTTGAGCGGATGATTGGAGAGGTTCAAGAGATCTTGCAAAAAGACAGACAGTCTTATATCGCCGATCTGATGTCTCTTCCGATCATTGATGCTCTTGATATTTTGTACTATTATGAGTTAGAAGCAGAAGAGCCTGATCCTTATTTTAGTCTTTTTATGATCATTAGTGACTTGAAAGAATATCACCATGATTATTACTTAGAGTTGGTTTGTCACGAATCGGGCGCCATGGAAAAGATAATCTCAAAAGTAGCTAGTTGGATAACCAGACAAAGATATGATGATGATGTATAATAGAGAGGTAAAGGTTTAAAGTGGAACAGAGGATGGAAAATAAAGAAGAGAAAAGAAAGAAACCCAGACTTCTCACCTTCCTTGGCAGTAATGCAGCAATGATGGATATGGAAACTAGAACGATAGTTGCTAAGGGGTCGGTATATGATTTTAACGTTGGCGGTTGCTTTATCATTGTGAAAGAAGAGGATCAGATTAAGATTAGGCCTCGAGCGGAGGTTGTTCTTTTTGTCAAACTGAAGCATCCTAATTGGTATGGACCTAGCACGTTTAGAGTATATGGAGAGGTGAGGAGAGTTAACTGGAAAAGGAAAGAAAGAGATCGCCGCCTCGGATATGCGATTAGTTTTACGGGCGGATTCACAAAGGTGGATTGTGAATAGATTTTTGAAACATCCAGATGTAGCTAAAGGAATCGATATCGCTTTGAGAAGCGGGCTGGGATTGATCTTTGATTGGACGACATGCGGCGGTGCTATGATCAATCTGGAGACAAAAGAAATCAAAATTAGCATGAGAGACTCTAAGGGTCGTTTTACGAATGTAGAGCGATTTTTAAATCACCTGTTCCATGAGCTTGGACACTGGCAGTGTAAGTTAGATAGAAAGTTTGCTCGGTATCATAACAGATCTTTGACATATGATGTAGCAAAACAAATTGGATTAAGAGCGGAGAGATATGTTGACAAGGTTGGGGAACAGTTGATGGAGAGAGCATACGAGGGAAAGTACAAATATGAAAGAGGATATGCGCTGGAGGGAGCGGCAGAATTGTATAGGCAAAACATTGAAGCAGAATTTGCTGGCACTGCTCAAAAAGGCTTTTTTCAAGATTATGAAGATAAAGATCTGAGGTGTAGTGTTAAGTATTGTAAGATGCAGCTGGAATGTTGGGTAATGGTACCGGAGCTTGGAAAGATAGGTCTATGTGACAAACACTGGGACAAATATTGCGAGGATAAAAGTAAGATTTTAGAGAAGATCGATAAGAGGAGAGTGGAAAAATGACACGCGTTTTTAGAATTAAAGTTGTAAGAGATGAGCACGATATTGGATTTGAAGATAGGCTGGAGCGGGCAATTGTAGAAATTCTTGAGATAAAAGGAGCTGTGATAGGAAGCGTTAAAACGTTCTATAGTGAAGGCGTTCATGTTGCTCATATTTCGTATCAAGAGTCTTTTGATGATAAGGAGAAAGACGATGACAAACAAGTATAAAAAAGATGAAGGGCAGAACATTTGGGACTGGGCCATTGAACAGGGGCTAGTTAAAGCTCATTATAATAATGGAGAGCTCGCTGATCTGGAATTTAATAAGAAAGGGTTGATTGAATTTCTCAGGAATTTGTCAGAAAAGACAGATCTTGCCTTAAGTGGGGATACGCAGTGCTGTGGCTGTAGCCCAGAGCTTGACACGTTACCGGAGAAGTATTAGGAGGGGAAAAGGATGAAGTTAGAGAATTGGTCATTTGTAGTGTCAATTGGTGATCCGTACAAGGCCCCCGAGCAGTGGCGAAGGGCTCTTGCAGGGGAGGTTCATGGGAATCCAAATTTTGAGAATGGAAAGCGAATCATTACATCGAATGTGACAGAGTTTGACCCCGAGCGGTTGACAGCCCGAACTGAGTCAGGGAGTGTATACGTGCTTGGACAAATAGATCCAGGTTTTGCAGATTACCTGGCAACGAAAGGCCATATCTTAGAGGATTACAAGAAATAAAAATGCCGGCCGAATCTATGATAGAGTACACCATATGGTTTATGATAATCTTCTTTGCAGGAATAGCTGCAGAAGGAGCATTTGAGCTTATTAGATTCTATCGCAGACGTGCAATAGCCAATATCAAATGTGATGGATGTGGGAAACCTAGAAAGACGAGGAAAACGAGAGATAAACGATATTGGATGTGTAGAACTTGTTTGCCTATTTATAACGAAGAAAACCCCGTTATACAGAAGAAGAAAAAAGAAGAGTCAGCTGCAGAGTAGCTATACAGGAGATAAAAATGACTACTAGCTTTGTAGATCAGAAGCCTAGAGTTGCAACAGAAAAAGATGTTCAAGCAAAATGGGGACCGAGAGAGAGTGGAGATGGTTTTCGATGTTATATGTGTGGTCATAGGTTTGAGGTAGGAGATGTTTGGCGCTGGGTTTATGCGGTATCTAGAAGCTGTATTAATTTTCTCGTATGCGAGAAGTGTGATGGAGAAAATGTTCTTGATCGCTGGGTTATGCAAAATGAAGAAGCTGGGCAAAGATTTTGGTGGCTCCGTCATTAATACTTGATATTAGTGGCCATTAGTGGTCTATTAATGTGTCATAAATAGGCCAGATAAATTCCCGACAAATTATAGGTTTTGTCAAATGGATCAGAGATGTCCTCGAAAACTGGATAAGTATCCTACTCGGGTTTGTAGCATGGGAAGGCGGAAGGCTGAGAAGATGAAATCAGGCCGGTTTAATGTCCTACCTTGTGCCAAGAATGAGTGTGTTTGGTATGTGGATGATCGAAAGGCCAACTATTGCTTCTTCAAATATATGTTGGACAATGGAAGAGAACATACATTGGAAGAGGTGGCCAAGTTGACGGCAACATCGATCAACAATATTGCTTTGCGTGAGGAAGAGGCAAAGAAGAACTTCCGGACACAGATTGTCAAGATTATGAAAGAGCTAGGCGAGTTTGGTGATAACTAATTTGCACAATTTAATTTAAAAAATACCCCATGTTATACTATAATTAAATATTGACCACTCTACAAATCCGTTCATAAATCTGGAGAAACGATGGGGAAAAGCGACCAAGACACCTTCAAATTTTTTGTGCCCGTCGAGCTCGCCAAAGGCGAGAACGAAGACGAATGGCGCATTAAAGGAATTGCTTCCACAGGTGATAAGGATTTACAAGGTGAAGTGGTTCAGCAGTCGGGGCTCGATATTGGTCCGTTGAAAAACGGAAAAGGACTTTTTAATAACGACCATCAAAAGGGCCCAGAAAATGTTCTCGGTAAGATCGATTATGCCCAAAACACAATGAACGGGTTGTATGTTGAGGGCTATCTTTTTAAGCACCAACCCCGCGCTCAGGCCTTCTATAACATTATGCGCTCGTTGAAGAAAGCAGATAAGAACAGAGTGCAAATGTCAATTGAGGGAAAGATTGTTAAACGAGACGATATTGATAAGAGCGTTATTGCAAGGGCGAGAGTGGAGAAAGTCGCCTTAACACTTGATCCAGTCAATACAAGCACTTATGCAGAGATTGCCAAATCTTTATCTGTTGAGAGGTTTGAAGTTAATGAGTGCTCAGATACTATTGAAGAAATTGATAAGGCCTGTATTCTTGAAAGTGTGGGAGAGGGTGAGGTAGAAAAGATTCAGGCCGAAGGCGCAAGTCAGGCAGATAAAATTCAGGATGGCGAAAAGAAGAAAAAGAAAAAGGACAGTGAAGCAGTAGAGCTTTCTACTTACGACGATAATCCAACCCTTGCTAAGTCGGAGGATGGCGAGCTTTTAGGATATACAGATGAAGATTCTTCCCTGGCTAGTCCTTCAGTGGCTAGTCAACCGGTGATAGGGGATGTCGCCTCCTCCGCCCCTTCACCGGGCGCAGTAAGAGTCAAAAAAAGTAATTTAATGACCCTTTTAAGTGTCCTCGAAAAGGCCCGTCGCATGGGAGCAAAAGATAAGGCTCCAAGAAAAAAGCGAGGAGCGGGCGAACATAATGCTCCAGGTAGAGATGCTGTCGAAAGCCATGCTAACGAGACGTACAAGAAAATTCAAAAACTTTTAGATGAGCATGGAAAGATAATTAGTGAGCATGGAGACTCATTTCATACTCCCGGGCACTTAAATCGTTTTAAAGAAGCAGTTAATAGCTTACACATTCCATATCAAGAACATGTTTCTCGCGTTGAATATCATCAAGCCCAGCCTGGCGAAGATTTCAAGCCCAAAATTGTTACGCGTAAAGAAGATAGGAAGCATTTCATTAAAAGCGTAATCGTTGAAGCGATTTCGGAAGCTCTCGATAAAGCAGCAGGAGAAGGCTCCAGAGGCGGAAAAGTAATAGGAAGAACGAAGTCGGGCAAACCTATTTATTCCTCACACGGTAAAGGTCACAGCGGGTATACAGTAGGCTATCATCATGATTGGTCGAAAGAGGATCATAAAGACGCTGCTGCCGCTCACAGAAAGGAAGCAGAAGCAGCTGAGAAGAGATCTAAGCCAAGTCGCACTGAGGGAGGAGCTCCTGTTTCTGGTAGCGGGATTGCTAAAGAGAAAGCAAAATATCACGAGCATCTAGCCGATTTCCACAGTGCAGTCGCAGAAGGAAAAAATGTTAAAGCTACCAGTCATTTTAATCAAGCGCGAGATCAAGGAAAGAAGGTTGATAGAGCAATAGAATCTAAACAAAAGATTTCTGAATATAGAGCCGGAGAAAGCTGGAAGAAAGAACAGGAGAAAAAGAAACAGCGAGCCAAGCTTTTTGAAAAGGGGGGCCCTGGAAGCGGCCGTAAGCCCGGTCCAGGGACGTCAGCAAGAGCTATCCAAAGACAGGCATTTGCCGATCGCGGGCCTGGGAGAATAGCTAGTAATCGTGGCGTTGCTCTTAAGATGTTTCAAGAGGCAAAGAAAAAGAACCCAACAAAGTATAACATCAGTGAGAAGGAATTTCTTAGGCGTTGGGACGCTAAGCATAGCTTAAAAAAGGCGGAAATTGAAAAAGCCAGAAAGAAATAGCCGTAGAGGATTAAACAATGACAGATAAAGAAAAAGATAAATCACAGTCTAAGTTGAAATATGCCAAGCGAACCGGTACACCCGGTAATTATGTTTATTGGCACGAGGACGAGAAGAAAGCGATGATTCCAGGAGATCGTCCGAAGAACATTGATGAGATTAATTCAAAGCCTCGCTATGAACACCACCCCCACGACTCCCGAGCTACTGATCAGGTTGGGCATAAGAAAGCTGCCGAAGAAGCCGGATCAGATGAGCTAGAGCCGAAGAAACAGAAGCCTAAGAAGCCATCGACAAAAGAAAGCGAGACAAAGCTTATGCCATTGAAAAAAGACGGAGGAGAGTCGAAGGGCGAGGAGAAAAAAGAGCATAAGGAAATGCGTTCATTAAGTGATAGAGTTTCGGCTATTGAGAAAGAGCACAAAAAGCTTTCAAAAGATAAAAAGAGCTTTATGGGCGAAGGAAAAGATGGAAAAGAAAAACTCTTGAAAGAAGGTCAAAAAGACGCAAAGAAATGTATGCGTAAATCAACTGACGATGGCGAAGATGAATATGTTGAGATTGATAAAGATAAGCTTGAGAAGATCCTTAATGTGGCAAGAAAGTATCTCAATAAGGGTTGTACGCCAAAAGAAAAGCGTTGTGTAAAAGAGGTTAAAAAGGAGAGCCCAGGCGTTAATCCTTATGCAGTATGTCGGGCATCGATTGGAGGAACAACAAATCGCAAGAGCATGAAGAAGACAGATGGCGACGTTAGTAAACTTGTTGATAAGATCATAAGCCCGGGAGCAAAAGTAAATGAAGTGCTTCGAGGGCTCGATGATACCACGAAGCGGGCGGTGTTGACTGAGCTTAGAGCCCGTAAACAGTCAAAACTGAAGAAGGCTGGCGGAGAGGGCTCAAAAGGTGGCAGAATTGTTGGTCGCACAAAGAGCGGTAAGCCAATTTATGAGTCGGGAAAAGAGTCTCGCAATCAGGCTGCTTTAGGTAAGATTACTTCAAAGCGAAAAGAGAGCGAAGATTGGGATAAGAAGTTCGCCGAACGTATGAAAGCCCGTAAAGAAAAACGCAATCAAGCAGCCGTAGGTAAGGTCACAGCGAAAAGGAAAGAAGGAGAAGAGGCCGATAAGAAGTTCGGGGAACGTATGAAAGAGCTAAAAGAGAAACGCAATCAGGCTTTTGTAGCTAAGATTGGAAAAAAAACAGAAAAAGAGCAAATGAAATCTAAATACTAATGAAAATTGAAAAGACAAAACTAGAACAGCTCCTTAGAGTATTTAAAAAAGCGCTCACTATTGGTGCGGGCGGTCCTAGTTATGCCAATACGTTGCCAGGAGACATGAGTGGGGCTGTGGTAACAACAACAGAGAGCCTTGCTAGAAAGAAGAAGAAAAAGCGCAAACAGAAACATAAGGGCGAAAATGTAGAGAAGTCGGACGTTGAGCAGGTAATTAAAGAAGACGAAAAGCTTTTATCAAATCTAGCCAAGGCTGAGAAAATCCCTGGAGGAAAGGCAGCTGGAAGGCCCGATAGTGATTTTGACCCAAAGCAGTTAGCTATGGGTATTAAAGTTGAGATGGAGCATACAAAGGATAAAACCAAGGCTAAAGAAATTGCAAAAGATCACTTAGCAGAAATTTCGGATTATTATACTCGTCTCAAGACAATGGAAGATAAGGCTAAAAAGGAAGGGATTAAGAAGGGTGCTATTGTTGTCAAAGATCCGAAAGATAAGAATAGACAGTTCGAGGTAGAGACAACTAAAGAAGGGAAGAAGAAGTTAGTATTCCAGAGAGATGGAAAAGGTTCAGTTCAGGGCTCTAGTGGGCGTGGGATGGGGCCCGGTAAAGGCAAAAACAAAATTAAAGGCTGTGATTTACTTAGTGCAAATGATGACATATCTAGACAGAAACGTAAGCAAATCTTTAAAGCAATATTAAAGGAGGTTAAAGAAAGGTTTCCAGAAACCGATTATCAAACGATAATCGAGATTACAACGGAAAAGTGGCAAAAGAAACTTCTACAGGGGGATTCAGATACAACATCTGAGTCCGATAACAAACAATAAAAGGAGAATGGTGAAAATGTCTGATCTTGAGAAGACCAAGCTTGAAGAGCAGGACAGCGAAACTGTTACTGACGAAGAGCTTGAGAAGTCCATCGATGATCTTATCGATGAGTACCTCAAGGACGAAGAGGTGGCTGAAGCCGATTCTACTGATGACGAGACTGGCGATGAGCAGGTTGAGAAGTCAGAAGAAGGCTCAGAAGATGAAGAGACTCCTGAATCCATCGAGATTACAGCTGAAGATCTTCAGTTGCTGAAAGCTGCAAAAGAGCAGAAGGCAAAAGAAGAGTCGGCTAAGAAAGAAGAGGAATTCAAGAAGTCGATTCAGAGCGTCGTCCAAGAGGAAATCAAAGATCTCCGAGAAGCTGTTAATGAGTTGACTAAAGCCCTTCGCGCTCCTAAGACCGGTCGTCAGTCGGTTGACAAGGTGAACGAAGTTAAAAAGTCATTTCATACGGCTTCTGAGAATGAGGGACCAAAGAAAATTTCTAAGTCCCAGGTTCTTGATACAATGGAAGAGCTTTGGAAAGCTGGAAAGATTTCCGGCGCCTCACTGAGTGGTTATGAGGCAACGTCTCAGATTCTTGATGCCAAGGATCGAGAAGTTGTTGAACAGGCAATTAAAGAGTTAAAGTAAAGGGAGTATTAATCAATGCAAAATAGCAATCCTTCTTCATTGACTGGTTTTGGAGCTGATGCTCCCCAGCTTCTTGAAGAAATCAGCAAAGCCCTCAGCTTTGCAAGCCAAAATTATTCGGATACTCTTCCGGGTGATTTTACAGGTGCTCCCGCTCTCCAGGTCGAATCTTTGGATAAGACCCTCCGAGTGGTGACCCACGAACAAAAGCACCTGCTTCTTTGGAATGATATTCCGAAGACTCCTGCATACAACACGGTTGAACAAGCGAATACGAACAACAGTTATGGCGCCCAGATTCCTCCATTTTTCACAATGGCCTCGGCTCCAGCAACTGCGGATTCCGGTTATGACCGAAACGTGGTGCAGATCAAGTACATGGGCGTTCAGAAACAGATTAACCACGACGTTATGCTGGTTAGGCAAGCTCATGGTCCGATCGTTCAGAGAGAGATCAAGAATGGTGCTCTTTGGATTCTGGCCCAGCTCGAGCGAGCCCTCTTTTCAGCCGACAGTTCAATCAATGGCCTCGAATTCGACGGTATTGATAAGCAGATTGGCGACAAAGAGAGCCAGGCTGAGTTTAAAGCTCAGGCCTTTGATGGTTACAATGTGCTGAGTGGCGCAGATACCATCATCCTCGACAAACGAAATGATCTCCAGAGTGGAGAGGTTTTGGATGAGGAAATCCTCGAAGAGGCAGCCCTCGTTCAGGCCAACAATTTCGGTATGTGCACGGATATGTATATGGATACGAAAGCCCACAGTGACTTCAGTCGTGCTTTCTATGCCAAGGAGCGCATCAATACGCTCGGTATGGAAGGAAAAGCTGGTTACGTTGTGAAGCAGTTCGTTTCCGGTTCTGGTACTTTCAACCTTAAGTCTGGCGTGTTCCAGCGTCCTCGTCGTATTCCGTTGGCTGCGGCCGTTTCAGCTGAATCGGCCCCTACCCTTCAGGATGCGAACTCAGGCGACAACAGCCCGGCTTCTGGTAGTTCTCAGTTTGCGGCTGTTGACGTTGGCGCTTACGAGTATAAGTGTTCAGCAGTGTATTCCGACGGTGAAACGTTGGCAAGCGCTGCTAAGGCAGTTACCGTGGCCGCTGGCGACAAAGTCGTGCTGGATATTCTCCCGGGTTCGAATCCGAGTGGTGTTCAGTATTTCAATATCTTCCGCTCACCCAAGGCTGGGTCGAGCAATCATGAGTTTATCGGCCGCGTGAAGCCTGCAAACTTCCACGCTGGTGACGGTGACTTCCGTGATTTGGATATTGACTTCAACGCTAGTATGCCTGGTTTGTCCAAAGCTTACCTCATGCAGGTAAACGAGGACAACTTTGCGTTCAAACAGCTTCTTACCATGATGAAGATCGACCTTGCATTGCTTGGTACGAACTATCGATGGATGCAGCTGATGTACGGTGCTCTTCATATGTATACACCTCGCAAGAATTGTATCGTGAAGAACATTGGGCGTTCATAAGATCTAGAATCTAATTACAGATTCATATAGACGGGAAGGGGTTAGTTGTAAAAAGACTAATCCCTTTCCCTGTATAATAAGTACGGAGGATAGAAATGGAAGTGGGTTTTATTTGTAGCTCATGTAACGAAGAGATAACGATAGGAAGAAGTGGGTTTCGAACATATAAGTTTATGACGGGCGAGGAAGTTTATAGGTGTTGGGTATGCGAGGAATGTCTGGTGAAAGATACCCCAGGAGCAGTTAATAAGGAGCATGCCATAAAAATGCGTCAAATTTTGCAATGCGATATTGATATCAAAGACGCAAAAGATTATGTTAGACAGGCCAATGAACTCGTCAAAAAACTTGAAGAAAGAAGACAAAAGCTAGTTGCAGAGGCAGAGGAGATAAGGAGTGAGTAGGGAGTTTTGGGAAAAACTATACAAGAAGTATAATTATAGAGGTTGCTATATTTTAGATGACTCCCTTGAGGAGCATGAGAAAGCGGCTCAAATGATTGGTCCAAAAGAGTGTATGTATACATGTTGGGGTTTAGAGTTTGAAATGAGTAAAAATGGAGACCCATTTTATTGGGATTTAGATTACGATGGTAAAAAGAAATACAAACAAGTCTACAAAATTTACCTCAAGTATTCCAAAGTACCGCCAGGTTCTTTTTCTTGATATTGATGGGGTGCTGAACTCATATCAGAGTGAGGTAATGTATCGAAATCTTTATTATCCGATCCCTCCTAGTTGGGACCAACGTCCCTGTCCAATTGCTCTCGGCAACCTTATTCAAATTCTTAAAAAATGTCCAGATGTTGTGATTGTTATTTCAAGTGCCTGGCGCAATTGGAAGAACTTAAAAGAGCTTCAAACTATGTTCAAAGATTGGCTCAAAGGAGACTATTATAAGAGAATCAAAGGGGTAACTCCTACGTTGTGTCCATCTAGGATATCAGAACCTCGTCATGAGAGAGGGGCAGAGATTGATGAATGGATTAAGAAGAATGGGCATCCATCAAAGTTTGTAATTTTAGACGACTACTCCGATATGGAGCCGTACATGGATCATTTGCATAAAACAAATCCCTTGCATGGTCTTCAGCTTGGAGATGTGCACATAATTGTAGAATATTTTACAGGTAAGAAGTATTATGATTCGTTGGGTATTTAAGCAAATTTGGGATTTTTGTGAATATTGGGAAATTAGTTTAGGGCGATTTGCTCCATACATTTTTGGAGGTATGGTAGGCAAATGGCCAAAGAGGGTTAAATGAAATACTTTTTAGTCAGGCAGTCAAACGAGGAAAGAGTAGACGAGAAGGAGTTCAACACTAGAACAGAGGCTATGCAACACCACGATCGACTCAGAAAGCGATATTTAACAACTATTCAGTCGCTGAGAGTGCGCGGGAAGATAGATGAGGCAAATGAGGCAATGGATGCACTAGAAGAGATTGTTATAGCAGAGAGACAAGATATTGTTCCAATTGAAAGGTAAAATGGCAGATTTTTGTAAACAGTGCTCAATCAAGCTTTTTGGTCAAGATTTTGGGGATCTGACCGGCCTGTGCAAAGATGGAGAGAAAGTGGCTGCTTTATGTGAAGGATGTGGTCCGGTTTTTGTTGATAGTACTGGAACAAGGGTCTCCGAGCCTTGGCAGCCTAAGAGAGGAAAGGTTAAGAAGATTTCTGCCAAGAAGATTAGGAAAAAGCACGGATTCAAAGATCTTACATCTGAACAAGAACAGGAGAATTTAGATCGTTTTCTGGAGGATTTAGATTGATTTGGATGATTATAATATTTATGATTGTGTTTGGCCCGGTTTATGGACAAGACAGAATATTGAGCACTAAGAAGAATACCAATCATTCGATAAGAAATATCGACTTAGAGCCCAGTCAAGAGATTAAACCTGAAATAAGAATTGAACTTAATGTAAATGATTTATTAAAAAGGAACAATAGTAGAGAGGTGGTTAAATATGAATAAGGAGAATACGAAAAAATTACTTAAACGTTTTCCGCTCCTGTATCGAGGCTACTACAAAGACATGCGCCAGACTTGTATGTGTTGGGGTTTCAGTTGTGGGGATGGTTGGTTTGACCTCTTATGGATGCTCAGTTTGGCTATCGAGGACGAGCTCAAGAGAAATTGTGGGCACACCTGGCTTAAAATCAGGCGGGCTCTTTTGAAAAGTTGGTTTGCTCGGAAGTGGAATAGGTTGATGTTTAGACATCAGCCAAAGTGGCTTTATCGGAAAACGGACTTTGGGCCTATTGCTCGCTGGATTATGTGGTCAGATTCGGGAGTATTTGAAGTTACTCAGGTAAAAGAGAAATTTGGGGGTTTGCGCTTCTATACTCAGGCTTGTAATAGTAGAATTCATAGTCTTATCAGTCTCGCTGAGAGAGTATCATATCACACGTGCGAAGAATGCGGTAAATATGGGAGCCTGCGTGGCCAAGGATGGCTCTATGTGAGTTGTAATGAACATGCGAGAGAAGGGGATAGCGATGAGGATATTAAGGCTCGAGAAGACCTAGAAGAGAATGAGGAGGAATAGGCGTTTACACCTATAGATAATATCATGAAAGAAGATCCATACGAGCTACAAAGGCGCGTTAATAAATACCACAAGAAGGTGGAGCGCGTGCTCGGTTACGCAAAAGGCATACTTTGGTTCGAAACGCCAAACCCGCTTCTCGGAGGAATTAGCCCACTCGATATGATCAAGATAGGTAGGCACGAAAAGCTGTTCAAATTTATTGACAACCAAATAGCAGAAGGCGGATGGGATGAAGAACACAACAATTAAACAGCATATCAAAAGCTGGAGAGCCGAACAACAGGATAATTATAGGACGGTTTGCGGCTGTGGGGAGTCGGATTGGAATTACGTTTGTGACAAATTCAATACAGTCTACCACTGTAACAAATGTGGACGAACGACTTGGATTTGTCTAAGGACTGGCGGGGTTAGTGTTATTAAGAAAGGTCTCAATTGGAATCAAATTAAAAAATAGCAATCGTCTGTCAGGGTCTTCCGCATATAAAATAATTTAGCGGACCATCCTTGAGCCGTAAAAAATATAAAAACAGACGGCGTGGACGAGACAGTTGCTGTATAAAGAAAGTAGGGGACATGGTAGAAAAGCTATACTGCAATATTTGCGATCAATGTAGAAAAGTTCTGGATTATGAACAAATTATGAAGCCTATCGTAATCCGAGGCAAGAAGCGCCAATACCACTATTGTTCAATGAAATGCTGTCAAGAGCATTCAGAGGAGAGAGAGGACGAGGAACGGAGGACCGAGGGGTGGTAATGAGAATGAAAAGGTCGAGGTTCCTGAATAAAATGCCTAGGTGGGACGATAACTTCGAAGACATGACAAGGCGGCAAGCTAACTGGATTCGCAGGATGTATATGGAGCATAACTATTCTTGGCGTGCGATAGCTGAAATGTGCGATGCCATGTGGAATGGTAACTGGAGAGATACTCAAATGGCTGGTCAAGATATTTGCAAGAAGGCAATGAAGATGTTAGGCCAAAACTGGGAAGATTGGGAAAAGAAATGATTAAAGGCGAGGGGTATGAATGCGATTGGTGTAAAAAAATGGTGACATCTTTTAAGCCATTGCCTAAAGGATTTGTGCATCTTAAAACTCAGGTGGGAATATTACACCTTTGCAGTCCGGAGTGCTATCGCCTCTTCATGAGAGATCAATGTACAAAGCCCAAATTTGATGAAAAGGCCAAACAAAAAATACTAGAAAAACTGAGGAAAGATAATGAGGTATATTAAGCAAAAAGACACCTACAGTTGCGGGCCGGTTGCTTTGATTAATGCGCTCAAGTGGGCCGGATTTAAGTATACCTATAAAGATCTAAAACGCTTTCAAAGACTTTGTAAATGCACCTATCCTAACGGTTGTTCTTGGAATGATTTTACTAGCGCCATTAGAAGCATGTCTAAGCTCATGACTACTACCCGTAAAAATTGGCCTGGGATTCTCGATATTAACAATCATCTTAGAGAAGGCGGGATTATTGTTTTGTCATATAGACTCGATCCTCTTGATAATAGTCACTATCTTCTGATCGTTGATTATGATCCGGCTAAAAAGGAATATACTGTAGTTAATAAAGATGGAGGAGAGAAAAGAGCTGAGAGTAAGATAAGCTGGGGCGATATGGCGGAAATCCTCAAACATCATTATGTAGTAGAGCGTCGATTGGAATCGCCGTCAGCATGGTTTCTCAGGTTTAAGATAATGAGGAGAGAAGCAGCATGAAGAAGATTCTCTTTGAGAAAATATATTACGGTTTTGAAGATATCTATGATATGGAAAGAGATATTAGCGAGATGTGGGATGATAATCCCGATATCCCTGGCGAGTTTCAAGGTAAAGTTAAGGTTCTTATTACCTATGAGGAGGGAGATGAGAAATGAAGAAAAACCAAGAAAAACGTAGAGTTAGTGCTTTGGAGCGAGCTCGTAAATTCTTCAATGATCCCAATCATATACCGAGACGCTGTGCTAAGCTAGATAAGAGCTCAGATCAATTCAAAGCTAAGCTCAAAGAACGTAGAGATGAATTAGCTAATGAAATCACAGTGTTAGAGGATCGCACAAAAAATATTCATTCTTGACAAAAAAGTCCTTGCCTTTTTCTGCGAAATCAGCTATAATATAAGAAAGAGGGGAGGACATCAAATGGAAAAAATCACTCGCAAGCTTATTCGGGACGGTCATTCGGTCGAGGTTGAGTTTAAGCGCATCGGCTGGTTTCACGTGAATGAGGAAACAGTCTTTACACGCTACTATGAGGTAGAGGCGTGGTACACGAACATTGAAGTACAGCCCGGCTGGTATCCAGTTTATCAGGAAAAACCAGGGGCTGATTTTTTTGTTGAGATGCCTGGTGTGATTGTTGGATCGGATTTCACCTCGCTGTTTTGTGGTAACCGAGTCGGGAGCAAGGTGAACGAAGATGTTGAGAAAGAGGACACGTATGTGTTGAGCGGTTGGGATTTTCAGCTTAAAACGCGTGATGAGATCACGCTTGATTAGTGAGGAGGATTTATGAAAAACAACTATCACCAGTCAGAGGTTTGGAGAGGCGAGAACACCCGCGGTCATTTTGTCCAGATTCTTAAGCTCAACGAGCACACATTTTATGTGAGAGTTGATCGACATATCGAGAGCGAGTATAAAACATTTACCAATTATGCGGACGCAGCTCGGTTTGCAGAAAAGCAAATTGCAGCGTAAAGAGGAGATAAAGATGGAATACGGTTGGGTTATTACAAAGGATCATATTGCGGACTCAAAAGCTCCGCTGAAGACTAACTGTAACGCAGTTGGAATTTCGGGACCGTATGGATGCCCTTTTGATGACGATCATATAACTGCCCGCGGTAGGAAGTTCAAGATGTTCGACGATGACGGAGAACTGTATTATGAAGGATATATGCTCGGGGAAAATGAGTTTGGCCCGTTGGAGGATTTCGGTATGCCAAATGCTGGGTGTACAAGAATTGAATACGAGGAGGAAAACAAATGAATTGGAATCCAACTGGAGTCGCAATTATCGTTCTCGGTTTGATTATCGGGTATTGTTTTGGAGACAAAATGGGCGTAGGAATCGCAGCGTGTCTTTTATTCTTGATTCAGCTTATTCCAGATAGGCGCCGTAGGCGTTAGTGAGGAAAAAAGATTCGATGCGAGAGCGATGTACCAACGACATGGGGTTGTGTGAAGAAATATCGATATCGTTTCGGCGAAGATGATTATTGGACGACCGTTGATAACTCGTGGGATGTTGATCTCAGTTATATGTTAATAGGGGGAATTTGTATAATTGAGTGCATTGAGGTGGACGAAGAGAAGGAGGAGAGTGCTGGCGAGTGGTTAATATTATGAGGAACAATACAAAACAGATTGGCGATATTTCTGAAGCCAAAGTTATATCAAGATTTATTGAGTTGGGAATAACTGTATCTATTCCATTCGGAGATAATCAAAGGTATGATCTAATCGCAGATATGGAGGGGAAATTACTAAAGATTCAGATTAAGACTGGTCGATTAAAAAGAGGAGTAATTCATTTTTATACTTATAATTTCTCTGGATCTGGAAAAAGAGCTAAGAAAATGGATTATAAAAATAGCTGCAATTTGTTTGCAGTATATTGTCCAGAGAATGATAATATTTATGTTATTCCGGTTAAAACTTGTAGTGCTAATGGAGCTTTTTTGAGAATAAACAAGCCTAAAAATAATCAAAAAAAGGGGATTAATTGGGCTGAAAAATATGAATTGACTTCTGAATTCCGGGGTATCATAACTGGCAATGAGTCTGACTGTTAATCAGAAATATATAGGTTCGAATCCTATCCCCGGAGTTGAGAAGTCAATAACACAGAGTCGGTATGATAGATTTAGATTTTCCATTCGAGATATTAGGCCGGCGAGGAGGGCTTAAAAATGAAAAAACTCAAGTGGTATCAAAAAAGGGTAGCCAAGATTAAGGAAAACCTGAAAGTTATTGCTGAGGTTGATTATGCACGCCCTCTTGATGTTGTTGATGAATATTTGGCACGAGCTGAGGAAGCGCTTGAAACTGCTCTTCAATTAGCAGAACAAGATTTACAGCAGGAGGAAACCTTAAATGGTAGATACTTGGAGGGGGAGAATAATGAAGGCTAAGACAGTCAAGGTATCGGTTCCGGCCGAAACATATGCCGAGATTGAAGCCCAGCTTAAAAAAGATGTAAAGAAGCAGCTTATCACACTCGAGCGTCAGGTTAAGAATAAAGATGCCAAAATTGGACGCCTTGAGCTACAGATCAATGAGCTGAAAAATAATCAAAGAGATGTTGTTGAAAAGGCCCGCAAGATTGTCCAGGCCTTTAGCGAGCTGTTTACTCTCAAAGAGCTGGTTGAAGAGTGGTTGAAGGAGAAATATAAGCTTGAGGAAATTAACAAATATGAGGAGGAACGCTGGTGAAAGTTAAGAAGATAGACTGGTATGGTTTTAATCACAAAAAGGTCTATGAGAAGTTTGAAGGGGACTTGACCTTCATCAATGAATTCAGCGTTCGTAATTGGGATAGACCTGTTGCTGTTTATCATAATGCGAATCCTAATCGTGAGAAGAATCATAAAGATTACATGCTCTTGTTCATGGAGTATCCGTACACTTTTATTGGACTAGATGAGGATGCTCCTGGACATCTAGTTGTAGGCGGAATGGATAAAGATGAAATGGAAAAATATCGCTATCAGAATGCTATTCATTGTTTGGAGTGTGATGTGGTATTATATAGCGTCTGCCGACACCATTATCACACTTGTGGGTGCCCAAACGAAGCAATGATTGACGGAGGAAGAGATTATACGCGATATGGGGCCAAAGATATGAATAAGATTCGGATCGTTAAGCTTGATCTATTGACTGATACTGTTATCGAGGAGGAGAAAAATGAAGGCGCAAAGTCTGACGATTTGTCTGCCGAATAAGGGATGTGATAAGAAGTGTGCATATTGCGTAAGTAATATGACTCCAGAAGTTACGCCTAACATCTATCGTATGGGCGTAAATATTCGTAAGGTTCGTATGATGGCTAAGCTTGCCGGTGTGGCGTGTGTTTTGATTACTGGCAAGGGCGAGCCTTTTATGAACTGGGATGATTTGTTCTATTTTACCACTCAGTTCAACGATTTTCCTCTCGAAGTCCAAACAAACGGACTTCGTCTCTTGAATCGATTCGAGGAGAATGATGTTAAATTTCTTACGCAGTTTAGCGACCTCAAGTTCAATGTTGTTGCTTTCTCGTTTGATTGTATGAATGACTTTCAGAAGTTCGAGAAGTTGTTTGACTATCTCGATAAGGAAGGAATAACAGTTAGAGTGGCGATGAATGTAACGAGCATTCTTAATGCTCAGGATACTTTTCAAAGAATGATTGAGGAGTGTAAGCGAACAAAGGTTAGACAATTCTCGTTGCGACGAATTATGTGTCCTCAACGTATGTCGGGAGGTTGGGGGACTAGAGGGTGGATTGAAAAATTTGCCCCACAAAGCTTGTATTATAAATATGTAGAGCAAATGAATGAGGCAGGTCTTGATTTGGTGCGCGAGATGGTCCATGGCGGGCGCGTCTATGATTACGAAGGAATTTCGGTGATGCATATTGACACGTGTATGCAAAGCTGTAATAGAACAAATGATATCCGAAGCTTGATTTTTGCTGAAGATGGACATATGTATACAAGCTGGGATACTCCGGCAAGTATTATTTTTTGAGGAGAAGAAATGGGTATCAAAGTTTTCTGTGGAACTGCTTCCATGAGTCTTGCTAGCGGTGTAGTTGTGGATTTGAGCGTTTTGCTTAGTCGTTGCGTTACTCTGGGCCAGATGTCGGGAAGGCGCTTCGACGACAAAGAGTTATTTGTAAAGGTAGAGGAAAGCGTGAGAGGAGAGGATGTGTTCGTTGTTCAATCCACTAGCTCGCCTGCCAATGAAACCTTAATGGAGCTTCTAATCATAATCGATGCCCTAAAGAGAGCTTCAGCTGGTAGAGTGACGGCTGTAATTCCTTACTTCGGGTATGCAAGACAAGATCGCAAGACTTCCCCTCGAACAGCTATCACAGCTAAATTAGTAGCAGATCTGATCACGGTTTCAGGAGCAGATCGAGTGATTACTATTGATCTTCATTCACCGCAAATCCAAGGTTTCTTCAACATTCCAGTTGATCATCTTTTAGCCGGCCCATTATTTGTTCAATACATTGAAGAGCGCTATTCATGGGACGATAAGCTTACAATTGTTTCGCCAGATGCTGGAGGCGCGGGGAGGGCTCACATATTTGCTAAACATTTAGGTGTCCCTTTGGCGGTGATGAGTAAGAGGCGGAATGAGCATAATAAAATTGAGACGATGGAGATTATTGGAGATGTGAAGGGAAGAGATATTTTTATTCTTGATGATATGTGTGATACGGCCGGAACGCTGCTTTTAGCGGCCGACGTGTTGAAAGAAAAAGGAGCGGAAGATGTAAGGGCAGCAGTTACCCATCCGGTACTTTCCGGATGGACAATGGATAGAATAGAACGGTCCGAATCATTAACAGAATTAATTATAACCGATACAATTAAGCTTGAAGAACGAATCGAAAACTCTGATAAGATTCAGATTATATCGGTAGCTAGACTTCTTGCTCAGGCGATTTCGTGTGTCCATACCGATACATCAATAGGTGATTTGTATGACTATAAATAAGCGGAGGCGTGTGCTCAAATATAGTGCTCGGGTCTGTAGGCGGATCGGACGGTTAGGTGTTAGGGTAAGCCATAGAAAACCGCCACTCTCTATGGCCTCTGCGAATACGTCCACCCGATGGCCGTCCTAACACGTCCATCGGGCCGAGTACACAGAAAAAGGAAAGGGAATGATCAAACAACTATTAGCTCTCAACATAATGCTTAAGTTTCTTGATGTGTATTTAACGCGAATTGCGCTAGGCATGGGTGGGAGCGAGGCCAATCCAATAGCGAATTATCTGATGAGGCTAATAGGGGTTGATTGGGCTTTGTTACTATTATTTTGCTGGGTAGTAGCAATTTTAGGACTAACGGCCAAATACTACCCTAAAGCTGTCTACGCTCTTGGAATCCTTGGGGTTTTGCATGGGGCGATTATACTGTGGAACAGCTTTGTAATCTATGTACTTTTAGCTGGATCTTTCTCTTGAGATAGGATATAATTAAGATAGAGGAGGAGGATATATGAAAGATTTTGTTGAGATAGGACCTGCTCCAGGGGACGAGCTGTGTGCTCAGCTTGGAGATGAAGATTACGAGATGAAATCTCGCCAGGAATGTCGTCGGTTTATCGATCTAATTCGTAAGAAGCTTGGTCCAGAACCTGAAAATGCCAAGCTTGTGGTGAAAAGCTTTTCTCATGATTTCGGGACCTATCGGGAAGTCGTTTGCTGTTTTGATGATGATTGTCCGAAATCTATGGATTATGCTTTTGAGTGCGAAAGCAATGCCCCGATGAATTGGGAGGAGTGATATGAAAAAGTTTCTACTTGTTCCTCAGGAGGGTGGCCTTTATGAGGTAGAGTGCGATGATCATAACGCAAATATGAAATACTCTGAATTTGATAAGAGCTGGACTAAGCCTGGCGGTGCTTGCGGGAAGCTTCACGACAATGGAAATGGCCTTTCAATCAAAACCGATGGAGCAGAGTACAGGTGGGACTACTGCAAGGCGTACTATATCTATACAATGCTGAAAGAGTACTACAAGGCGAGCGGTCAGAATGAGTATTGTCGTAAGTTTGAGGTAAAGGAGGTTAAGTAGTGTCTGTTTTCTTTACATCCGATCATCACTTCTCGCATACCAATATTATTAGACACACCAACCGTCCCTTTAAGAATTCCTCTCAAATGAATGAGAAAATGGTAGCTGTTTGGAATACAATTGTGGGAATAGACGATACAGTTTATCATTTGGGAGATTTTGCCTGGGGAACAAATGCCGAACATATCGGATCTTTTATTAGAAGACTAAATGGAGATAAGCATTTAGTTCTCGGCAATCACGATAAACTGAAACCTTTTGCCTATGTTGAGGCCGGGTTTGTGAGTGTACATACTAGTTTAAAAGTTGACAATATTTATCTTGCTCATGATCCAGCTATTAAAGTCACTTTGCTAAAAGACGATTGGTTGATCCACGGCCATGTTCATGGTCTTTGGAAAATAGAAAAAGATAAGAAGCTGATCAACGTTTCAGTAGAAGTTTGGGATTATGAACCCGTGGAGTATGAAACATTGAAATGTATAATAGAGGGGTAAATTCGCCCCAAGTGGGTATTATAAAAGCCGCTCCGTCGGGAGTAATGTACAAGACATAGCGCTGGGGCGAGGCTGGCTCGCCCAACCCGGGTTCTAGACCCGGTAAGTGCACAGGGTATAAAGCTCAGAGTAGCTAGCAGCTAACCAGACCCCCAGCGCCCTTTTTAAGGAGGAGAGGACAATGAGGAAGACATTACTTGGAATTGCGTTAGTTTTGATTGGTTTATTTTTGATTAGCTGCGGAAGCGAGAAGGTAGTCGAGACGGTTACCAATAATGGGCCGCAGGGAGAGCAAGGCGATAAGGGCGAGTCAGGAGAAACAGTTGTTGCCGAAGTTCCAACTCTTCCTGAATTTGTTGGTGAGTATTATTTGCCATTTTCTGGCTATGTTATCGTCAACGTCAATCATGAAGAAATGTATAGCGTTACCGCGCGCTATGAGACATTAAATCCTGATGGCTCAATTTGTTCTCTTTTGCTGAATGGGAGTTCGATTAATATTCATAATGATGTTCTGCTTTACGGAACCACTGTTGCTCTTGCAAGTGGAAATTGTGATAGTGATACAGGATCGAGCCTATCGACTACAGCAACCCGGACTTATCGATATGAGGTCGTAATTTCGTTTAACGACGATGAATTGTTAGCGATTAACCTACAAGTGTTTCAAACGAACAATGGCGTGATAACACGTGTCATTAATCGCGATATGCTGGAGGAATAATGGCAGCTTGGAAACCAACACAACAAAAGCAAGAGAAAGGACGCCCTCGCAAGAAGTGTCCTAAATGCGATGGGGATATGGTTATAGTCAAAGAGGCTAAGAATTGGAAGTCTCTTTGGTGGTGCGAGAAGTGCGATCACAGAATGCCTAAAAATAAGGGCGACGTGGAGTATTGGAAATGAAAATCTATGGTGTTTTAAATGATTGGGATTGCCATGAGCTTTTTTATAAAACACTTAAAGCGGCCCGCGAGGCGGCCGAACGAATACGTCGGAAAATGAGCAAAGAGCATCCTCGTAAAGAAACCGTAGTTCTTGATTTCACAAAAAAAGGGGCTTCTGATATTGAAGGAGACCTATGCTGCGTCTCAATTTTTGAACATACTGTGAGGGAAAAATGATTAGATATGTTTTAATAGCGCTGGGAGCTCTATTGTTTCTCTGTATAATGAATGTAGTAAAGGCAGATGTTGGCGATATTTGTCTTAATTATGAAGAGATGATGTCAGCGTGTAACCAACTCTGTCGCTTCAAAGGAATGGAGCGGACAGGGTTTGTGTTTACGGGAGAAGTAAACATTAATCTGATGACCGGGACTAAAAGGTGCGTTTGTGAAAAAGCAAAAAAGAAGGACGCCAACAAAGATAATTAAGTTCCCAGATTTGAGGAAACCTCATCTTTCGTTTAGAGAGCGAGTGACTCAAAATATTTGGCTGAAGATTCTTGTGAGATTCATCTTATTGTTAGTTGTTATTTATTTGATTGTGATTATGGTTGGTTGCGGAGAAGAGGTTAGTGGTTGCGGAAAGGATGAATTTCCGGCCAAGTTTTATGTCCACAGCGATTTCCCGCAAGAAAGAATCCAATACATTAAAGAAGCAATGGAGGAGTGGAATAGAGCTCTTGGCGTAGAAGTGTTTAAATACGATGGCCGATCTGATACTCCCTACGATACCGATGACTATATCAATACAATTCACTGGCTAGGAGATGAGCTAGATGAGAAGGCTGCAGGGGATGCGTGTTGGGCAAGGGGTGTGGAGCAAAGATTAGGTGCGATATCAGAGTTAAGAAATATGAGTTTGGCGTTCCGCTGACTAACGAAGATGGCTCGAGAACGTATTACGTTGACAAAGGAAACGATTATCTTAGAGCTTTGATGATGCATGAACTTGGTCATTGCATGAATCTCCAACACACTGAGAATAAGTTTGACATAATGTACGGAAAAGGAATCTATAATCCTAGCGGAGAATACGAGTTAAGTATTTTTGATATTGAAAGAGCAAAGAGCGAACTTGGATTAGGCGAAACCATTTACTATGAAGATGGGAAGCCTAATCGAACTCCCAATGCGATTAAAATGATACTGGAGTAAGATGTGAGAACACTAATGAAAGCACTTAAAGATCAAGATGAAACGAAACCATCGATATGGAATCGAATCTACCTATCAGATTGGTTTGATGTTATTCATAACCCCTACAGCCGGGTATGGCATTTCTGCTACACAATTAAAAAGATGCTCTCTTATTTCTCAGTAATCTGGAAGGGCGAGGATTGGGATGCCGATTTCTTGTTTGAGTTAATGGAATTCAAAATGAAGCGAATGTTTTATGCTCTCGAAAATGGAAGCGCAGAACATGAAAAAGACGTCCTTCAAGCTCTTAGAATTTGTATTAAGATTATGCATCGAATGAGTCACAGGTGGGAATATCATGATAGAATTTGGGACCGACATGATAGAAAATGGGGAAGCTTTAAGACAACATTTGGCCCAGTCTTGAAAAATAATTGCAGACGAATGACTATGGAAAGAGAAAATGTCAAAACTCCAGAAGACGAAGAGCAAGAAAGAAAAGAGATGTTTGAGTGCGCAGACATGGAAGAAAAGATTATGTCAAGAGATTTAGAGATTTTTGGCAAATTGTTTGCTAAATATTCCAGATCATGGTGGGACTAGTGATTAGACAAGTTATCGTTGTTTTGTTGTTTTTGATACTAGGGTCAAATGTTTATTCTTTTGACAATGAAGATAAGCTTTATCATATCGGCGGGTCTTTCGCCATTAATCATGTTCTTTATGTAGTCTGCAAAAACCAATTGAAATTAAGCAAGAATGAGTGTATAATAGGAAGTAGTATGGTCACTATGGGATTGGGATTGGCAAAGGAATACATTAAAGATCCTCAAGCAGATCCCTATGATATCTTAGCTAACTCAGGAGGCATCGGGTTATCTATCCCGTTTCTTATCTGGGAGTACTAAATGTCAAAATGTTATGTCCGAGAGAAGGACAAAGAAGGTAAGTGGGTTGATACTCAGTTTGACACCTATGAAGAAGCGTCGGAATATGTTGACAAGAAATATTGTAAGTGGGAGTGGGAAGCTCGTCAGAAAAAGAAGGAGAAAAAAGAATCCAAACAATCAAAGTTAAAAGACGTAACCTTCACCAAATAATTTAATTATTTTGCAGAATCCGGTATAATATTAATCGTGTACGGTGTTCAACTCGTCAGGATCTTACAACATTGAGATTGTAATCTTCCTTGAGCCAAAACAGCAACGCAGTTAAAGTTGGCGTTGACGAATTGATACAACAATAAAAAAAAGGAAAAAGTTTATGAAGCAATTTAAGACCGACAATCTTGCTCTATGTCCCTACTTGGAAATGGAGGGGCTTAAGTATCTATGCGCTGAATGGGGAATGGGGAAAAACAACAAATCGAAAGTTTATTTTGTTTTTGATGACGAAAAAGGTACCGGTCGGGATCTAGAGATTAGCTTCAGATTCTCTGACTTTAAGAAGTATAGAGATCTGGGGTTCTTTTATCGAGCGGAGATTGAGAAGCTTCGCAGAGAGAACAAAGAAGAAGACTTGAAGAAAAATAAAGGGAACAAATAATGGGAAGTAAAAGAGCTAGAAATGAAAGGACTGTTACCAATCTACAGTTCGAAGATAGTACTTTTAACCAGCGAAATATGGATGCAGGGTTTGCGGTTAGATCACTTGGTGCGGTTCCAGCTACTGAGATTGAAGTAGGCAAAAGAATGCCTGTTCGTATTACTAATGGATCTGGCGGGACAATTTATGTCAATTGGAGATATTGGAATGGCTGCTCCTACGGGGATGACAAATGGAATTGCGATCCTTGATAAAGAAAGCCTTGTGATTAATACGGGACCCGATCATAGGTTTATTCGTTTTGATGGAGCTCAGGCAGCGGCTCAATACATAATTTATGATTCAGACACAGATGGCGAATCATAATTGTATAATAAAATAATACTATAATAAAATTACCAAGGAGGTAAGATTATGAAGAATGCAGTATTTGCGTCCGACGACTTTATGGTTGCTCTCAAGGATCTGTCCGAGAAGGACGTTCCAGTTCGCACCGCCTATCGATTGAAGAAGATCCTCGATCAGGTGGGAAAATCAATGGAACTTTTCCACAGTACGCGAACTCAGGTTCTAGAGAAGCATTGCATTAAGTGGGAAGAGAATGATGAAGAAAAGGGCGCAGTAAAAGGGAAGCCAAAGATTGAGAATAGCCAGTATACCTTTACGCCAGACTCCACAAAAGCTCTGGCAAAGGATCTTGACGATCTTCTCAATATTGAGTTTGTGATTGATGACACAATTAAACTTGACGATCTTGGCGATGTTAAGGTTGCAACAAAGACATTGATTCTTCTTGACGAAGTTTTTGAAGAATTCAAAAAAGAGAAGAAAGAAAAAAAGAACGTAGCCAAGAAGGAAAAGTCTAAGAAAGTAGCTGAAGCCTAATGCCCCAAAAAGTAAAGGATGCGCCGGATAAAACTAAAACCCGGCTTATTTATGATAGTTGCTTAAACGTGATTGAGATTCGCGAGTTTTCCTATCTAGCAAAGTTAGGGCAGCGCCGTGTTCATGTCACTAGATTTAAGTATGATGAAAACTGTTGTACTTTAACGCGTATTATTCCTCGCACTACAACAGACGCCGTTACTTATGAGGATTTAGGGGTCCCGCCAAAGCCTGTTATTACTGGAACCGTTCCCGCGTCTCCAAATGCGGCTACTACAATTACGGTTAATGGAACTTGTACAGACGACGATGGAGATGTTGTTTACATTTATGCAGATGGAACTAGATTGAAAGAAACCGGGACCCTTGCTGTTAATGCTTTTTCGTTTTCAATTGATTTAGCTGGAGCCGGATATTCGACTCCGGCTAGTGTTAGTTTAACAGTGAAAGTACAAAACTTGGAAGGAGAATCGGAAGAGTCTGATCCTCTAATTTACAATTTAATTTAAACCACCTGTTCATCGGAATTGGGCGAGTAAAGCGGAATATCGGATGCGGAAGAATGGGTATAGTAAGGTAGGTTTAAGTGACACTTACAGAGTTCGTCAAAAAACTTATTACATTTGACGTTTTCTGGGGTCGACGTTCAAAGATATTTCACGGGGTTAGAGACGGTGGAGCTAAAGCCGCCTCTATCGGAAATAATTTAATTGCCAAAGCACACGATGGCAATACTATCTTTAACGTCAATCATCCTCAGAACGAATGTCAGGGTGGTCATTATCATGACCCGTTTCTTCATAATGAGAAGGTTTGTCTCGATTTTGCTATAAGCGATTGGGTGAATAATCAGATTGAGATTATTGCTACAGGAATCCCTGGTCCTGGGCAAATTGGACCTCATACATATGATGCAGCAAATTGTTTTCAGGTCCAAGTTTATAAGAAAATCGCGGTAAATATAGGAAAAGAGGTTTTTACTTCTATCGTAATTAATGGGAATACAAAGAGTATATACCTGAGGAAAACTTCGCTACCTCCTGCATTTAATGGAAAGGTAATCATTGATGCAGAATAATGAAAAAATACAAAAAACAGAGATCAAAACTAATCTAGGCGACAAGGAGAGGTTGCTTAGGCGAATAGAAAAATTGGAAGTAGTACTATTTTTAATTGTCAATGCATTAAGACAGACGGACGTTCCGGAGGGGTTCTTAAGGCAAGTCGAAAACATTTTGTCGACAAAGGAGAATAAATAATGGCTAAACTTAATTACGAACATGTCTTTGCAAGCGCTGGTTTTTCCGGCGAAAACTGGGACATTACTCAAGGCCACAACCAAAGCTTTGATAGTTCGGGCCAAGCCAATGATGTTACTTTTACTAACGCGACTGGTAAAATTACATTATCTGCCGGAACTTTCCCTGCTTGGATGCAAGTTGTGGGAGCAGAATTCAGTACGGATTCTATTCTAAACCCGGGTCCATTTACTATTACTGTAGTTAATAGTACTTCGGATATCGTGGTGAGTCCGGCTCCTGTTGATGAAGCAGGCGTGGACGTTGTGTTTGATGGATCTCCCGACACTGATATTCAGGATATCCTTCTTAAAGCTGGAAATGGCGCTATGGAAACTGACGCTCCTCACGTTCTCGTTTCAACAGGAGTATTGGGCGCAGCTAGAACCTTAGCTCTCGATAACATGGAAGCAGAAAATGTTGCACAAGGTAGCGCTCCTCTCGATGGTAGATTTTGCTATCTTTCTATTCAGAATTCGGATATTAGCTCAACTAATAAAATTACGTTGAGTAGTAGTTCGACTATTAATGGAGCTGCTTCGTTTGATATTGAGACGACTGGTGACTATTTACTTCATCATGTGAGTGGCGGTGTTTGGAGGATTAACGTTCTTCCGACTCCAGGTGAAGTTACTGCTACAATGAAGCGCATTCCGTTTGCTGCGGCTGATTGGGCTGCTGGAACAAACAATGAAATTACTTGTTTACAGACTGGAGCTCCAGGAGCTGGGCAGATTGGTCCTCACGGATTGACTGTCGCCGGTTCGTACGTTGTTCAGATTGTTAATACCGATCAAACTCCGGACGAAATCGTGGACGCTGAAGTTCAGTTTGATTCAAGCGGCAATATTACTATCTTGAAGGCAGGCCTTGGAACTGCTTTTAATGGTGTGATGCTGATTGTTGGTACTCTCGACTAATACTATTAAAGTCTAGGAGATAAAAATGGGCGTTAGAGATAAGCTCAAAGAGCTAAAAAACGAAATCCAAGACCTTAGTAGCAGAGAGAGAGCTAAACGTTCCGATATCGTTGAGCTGAAGAGACTTGTTGAAGAGAAAAAGAAAAGAGAAGAGTCTTTGAAAAATCTTGAACAAGAGGAATCTGCTTTATTGAAGGAACTTGGATTAGAATAAACAAGGTAGGGGTAGGCAGTGTCCGCAGGCGAAAAAGAGATTGTACAGACTATCAAAGCCTTCGGCGGAGCGGCATTTAATTACGTAGACATTTTAGAGTCTGATTTTGCTGCCGTCGCCGGCGCTGCCTACACACCCCCTGAACTAGGAACTTATCGCCGAATTAACGTTAGTAGAGTTATTCAATTTCTTAAGAATATCCCCGGTATAGTTGAAACTCACCAAACAACAGCCGCTACGGTTAGGTTGCCGTGTGGTCTTATAGCTACAGACGATGCTTTGAGTGGGAGACAGATTTGGATTAAAAATTCTGGCACCGAGCAAATCATTATTCAAGATAATTTAGGAAGCAGTATTGTTACAATTTATCCTGGCGTTCTTATTTTAGTAGAACACAAGGATAACAATAATTGGGAAGTTTTAGATGCTAGGAGTCTTTCTTTCACAAAATCGATAAGCGATTTAGAATCAACCAATGTTCGGGATGCAATTGAAGAATTAGCAACAGAACTAAAACTAAGTGCTAGTCCGGGCTTTACATGGGGTATGAGCGGTACGGTTAGAAATCAGTGGATTTTAAATGACACTGTTCCGTCTAATCGAACCGGCCGTACTTTTCCTTTTTATAATGGTACGCTTGAACAAATTTCAGTTTCAAATGAAGTACCAAACACATTTGATGTTTTAGTTTATGAACACGATGGGACTACTTATACTCTTCTTACTACTGTAAATATGGTTACTCAAAGAAGTGGAAATTTTATTGTTACCGGTATAAATGTCACGCGCGGGAAAGAGCTAGCAGTTTATATAGCGTCAGCAACCGGGTCCGATAAGGCAACTAATCCGGTTGTGTCGCTAATTCTGGGCGGATCGATTGGACCATAATGCCTAAGATTATTACAAACACTACTGGGGGAAACATTAGTATCGTTCATACGGGGATATTAATCCAGGCCGGAGAAACGATCACTATTGATCCAGAAAATTACTCGTTGTGGGCCTCGGGAGTTGATAAAACTCCAGCCTCTCAAATTGATACTTTGATTACAGCCGGGAGCCTCGTAGTTAATGACGGGCACGAAAATCTTAATGTTTACGAAGCGATTAAGTTTTTGAAACATCCAGATGAGGCGTGGAACGTCAGATTTTGGACCGACGATAGGAGAGCAAATGGGTTTCCTAACGACAAAGACACTGTTCAAGAGGCAATTGAATATGCGAAGTCGGGAGCATTTGATAATGATTTAGATAAATTTCAATATGCTAGGCAAGGAAGCACTTCGAATAATACTTATCTCTTAACTTTAAATAATATTGTTAGTTATGATTCTCCTGACACGTTAAAGTACAATATTATTTTTCGTGGGTTTTCTGTTTCAGTTTCAGCTCTTGCCGCTCCTTTTACTTTAGAGCTATGGAAGGCAGATTCTAATCACTCAGTCCGGACGATGATTTATTCTGAGACTTTTAGCATAGCTAATGGAAACTTTACAGGTTACTCAGGATATACTACGACGGATTTAGCAGTCTCCGTCGATAAGGGTTGGGGACTTTATGTAAAGGCAATCAATGTTGGAAATCCAAAACCTAGTGATTTAAATGTTTTAGTTTGGACAAGACAAAGATAGTATGGAAATAATCAAGCTAAAAAATAATCAAGAAGTAACTGATGTTTGGTTTGGTATCGTAATTGAGCCGGGAGAGTATTATACCATTCAATCAGACCAAGAGAGAGTTGGATTTTCCACTTACCAGAAAACCTTAAGTGACATTACCAGCGATCCTCCAAAATTAATAGTTAACGATGGGATAGAAGACTTAAGTCCAAACGTTGGAAGTGGCTATCTACAACGTAAAATTGTAAAGATGCATACCCGGATGGATATAGTACCTGGTGTTGGAACGAAGAGCCCGGAAGTAGTGGAATTAAATGGCGCCACAATGGGCTATAAAGTACAAATTGGGGATAAGGGCTATCTTAGATCAAAAGCGGAAAATATAATTGGAGACTATTATGTAATTGTAGCACATTTTTGTATAGACAATGATCAACCAAATAAGTATGCATCTTATAGAATCCATCTTCTTACATCTAATGGAAATGAAGATAAATATTTGAATACATCTGATCTAAATTTTGATGTCGGACCTGTGCCGGTTACGACAGATCCATTTAGAATATTTTCTTACGAAATTACTCTCCCTGTATCTCTATTCGCCAATGATGAAAAATATATTTTCATGGGACTAGAAAGAATTGCAAATGAAGAAGGCTATGATAATCCAACCAATGATCCTATCATTGTATCTATTTACAATAAATATTGGCAGAGAGTTATTGACTAATGGGATTTAGATTCAAAGGCGATAGGGTAGTTATAGAAGGGAGAAACAATATTGTTGTCCCTCAACCTTTGCCAGAGAGTCCGGCACATGGATATTTTTGTATTGATTCTGCCGACAATAAATTCAAAGTGTGGTCTCAGACTAAGAGCCGTTGGATTGTTCTAGGGACTGTTGAAACCAAAAAAAGCGGAGAATCTGTTAATGTTAGTACGGAGACAATTAATTTTAATAATGGAGTAATTGTAACCGATAACGAAGACGGATCAATAAATGTAGATGTTGTTTTTGAGGAGGCCTATGAGGCCGATCTTGATACTCTTGGGTTTGGACGATCTGGAACCACAACAGACGCTTTTATGAATACATTTGATAATCTTCCATCAAATCAATCGCCAGAAGTTATGGGTTATAATATGGAGATTCGAAAAATTACATTCTCAAACAAGATTGTTCCAGATGATGTTGTAATTAAGCTCTATAAATACGATCCAATTACGGGAGGGAATGAAACATTGATTTATACCTCGCCGTCAATCTCAAGTAAGACGTATGTTAGTCCTCAATTTTCCGTTACAATCGGGCAGGGATATGGATTGTCTGCAAAAGTTACAGCAACAGGGAACGATAAGCCAAATGATTCGAAGGTTCTTGTTTGGCTGAGAAAGGCTGCAACATGAGAGTAATTAAGATATACAATAAGTCCGGCGCAGAAGGAACGTGGTGTGGAGTCACAATTCAAAATAATGATTTCTATCAGCTTCAAGTAGGAGAAGATCTTCAATGGGGAGCAGATAGTACAGTTGTTTCAGATATCGGCAGCGAAGATTTAGTCGTTAACGATGGAGATAGCGATTTAGATGTCAATAGTGGAGTTGATTGGCTAAAGGGAACAGTTAACTATTTGTTGGGTCCAACCGATATTGATGGCGCCCGGATTAGTAGAATAAAAGCATCAAATTTGGGTTGGATTTATAATCTTATTCCTATTGAATTTACTACTTCGGATCTTGATAGTGTGTATAGTAAGCTAGACGATGGGACTGATCGTAGCGGAGTTACTTTAAAATTATATGATTCGAGCGACGATGAAATCACAAGTGAGGAAAATGAAGGAAATGCTGTTAAGACTATAGTAGATTTTGAACCACCATATGACTATGAAATTATTGGCGGCTCGTGTCGTCAGAAGAGTACTCCTTCAGGCGACATCCGTGTTTGGGTGACTGCCGCTCCTGATATCCCGGCATCTAGTGGGGGATCCATTCCTATGATTGGCGGGGTTAATATGTCGTACATTGATCCAGGAGATCAAGTTACAGCTGACGGAAGAGCATCTACATTTTTGTCATATAGTGAGACATATCACTCAAATAAAATGCGCGTTATTATAAAACATGGAGCTGGAGATAGCCACGATATTATGGTTGTTCTCGAAACATTTAGGAATAAAATAGTGTCATAATGGAAATTATCTTTTGCGAGGGAAAATCGCTAATATCTAAGGCTATCATGTTGTTTAGCTCGAAAAGGGGCTGTGAAAAAGTATCTCACGTAGCTATTCGTTATAGTGAGCCTGAGCATGAGTGGATGGTAGAAGCGTCGTGTTTTGGAGTCGAGCCTGATTGGTGGCAATATTTTATCAAAAGATACGACACGATATATCGCTACAGATATAAACCAGAAGGCGGAGACGCAGCTCTTGACAAGCTGATAGATAAATATGGACATAAACCATATGACTATCTCGAAGTTCTTGGTTTTGCTATTAAGATTGTGTTTAAGAAGATAGGAATTACAATTAAAAACCCACTGGGGTCGAGAAATGAACTCATTTGTACAGAGCTTGCTCAGGAATTATTGCGCGAGACAGCAGATGTTGTCCTTAAGGGGTTAGACAAAGAATCTATGACACCCATAGAGTTGCATGAATGGGTCAAAAATAGCGAGTGTTTTGACAAAATTGTCAAATCAATTTAATTTAAATTGTACATAAAAAGATACTATAATTGTAAGGTATATACCCATAATTAATCAATTTTACATGTAAAAGGAGTTAGCAATGGCAAACAAAAGACTTAGCGATAAACAGGTGAAGTACGTTCGCGCGGCGGTTCCCCTGAAGAAAGAAGATAAAATTGAAGAGAAGCTTGCCCCTCTCGCCGTCGGTCGGGTTGTTCTTGCGGCTTCCCCGACAAACGTAGCGATTGAAGGCATTGCAGCCGGCGATATCGCTATCGTTTCTCTCGTTAGCGACGACACAGGAGCCCCGGTTGGGCTTATTCTTGCCGAGTGCGAGGCTGGAAATTTGAAAATTACGCCAGCGGGTGTGACGAATAATGACGCTGTGCTCTCATTTGTGATTTTCAGAGCATAAAACTTTAAAGCCTTGTGCTTTAATTTTTTCTAGGAGGAGAGCCCAGTGCCCGAAGATAAAGAGCGGACCATCGAATTTCAACTCTTAAAACAAGAAATTACAACCCTTCAGCAAACAACTGGAGACTTAAAACTAGCTCAAGTAGATCTTGGCGAGAAAGTCGATGGGATTCGTATTAGTCTCGCCAAACAAAACGGAGCTATCCCTAGAATTGAGTCTAGTGTTCAAATGTTAGTCGCAACTGTTAATCAACAGTTTGAACGATTTAATAAAAAAGACGACGAACAAGATAAGAGAATTGGACAAAACGAAAAAGATATTGCCTTGATGCAAACAGCAGAAAAGGTAGAATCTAAAACATTGAAAGACTACAAAGGTTACCTAAAATGGGCAATTGGTTTAGCCGTCTCTTTGGGAGCTCTGATTCTAGGGGCCCTAAAGTGGTTCTTTTAGATGAAAAAAAGAAAAAAGAAGCCCCTTTGGGCCCAGGCGATAAGCTCTCTGCTCATTTTAGACGCAAAGAGTTTAATTGTAGCTGTGGCAGTTGCCCTCCTGCTGTGGTGGACGGTCAAATTATCAAATGGTTAGAAGCTATTAGAAAAAAGATTAGCTGTCAGTTTGGTAAGGACACAAAAATAACCATTACATCAGGAAAGAGATGTAAAAAACACAATAAAAAAATCGGCGGACATCCAAATAGTAAGCACGTTCCCGACGAAAGCGGAAAAGTTAGAGCGGTCGATTTTAAAATAATTGGGCTTTCGGGATCTGATTTAGAAGATATCGCCCGTTCAGAAGGGGTGAGAGCGGTTGGCGTTGCTTCGACGTGGGTTCATATTGATACAAGAGTCGATAGAGATAGAAGGTGGGAGTATTAGATGAGTCTGATATTCAATGTTATAGACGGATATAGCGACGAGATCATTGATATCAGCACATTCTCCTTCTATGGGAGCGAGGGAGATAAAGTTTTTCGAGCTCAGATTCTTGAAGAAGTTAGTGGGGTCCCGTATCACATTAGTGTCGCGGCTACCGTTAAGCTTACTTTTCCCGGCGCCGAAGAAAACATAGTTCTTGACGGGGCTATTCTAGGTAACAGAAGTCTTGTTGAAGTAACGATCCCTGGAGACACTCTACCTTTCATTACCACAGGTGGAGTTCAAGTTCAGATTACAGAGGGGTTCGGAACGACGATTGCTTACTATGGCGGAGCGGTGAGAAAACTAACCTATACAGAGGCCTCAGGTCAGCAGCCTTCTGGAACGGGAGCAGGGGGAGAGACTGTTAAAACAAGCGGAACAGATCCTGTTGCTGGATTTTTGTTAGATGAGTTGTTAGCTGGGGCAGGAATTCAGATTACAAAGGAAACCGTCGGGGGCCAAGAGAAAACAAAAATTGCCGCTATTTCTAATCCTATTGAGCAATCAAACCTGACTCTGACTACAGAAGCGGCATTTACTTGGGATCTATCGACAGGGCAGTTAATTTTTGATAAAGATATAGAAATTCATATTCCTGGGACAACTGTTATTAATACAATTGATTATACTGTAAGCTCCCCAATTGTTTTTAGTGCTAATGATCAAGTAGCTTACATTGATGTTAGTCTTACTACATCTCAAACAATTGCGGTAACGGTTGTTGATGAATCTAGTTTTGTTGATCAGCAGGGTCGATATATCATGGCAAAGCGTCTAGAAGACGAAATAACAATCTATGATATGCTTGTGTAAGGTGTATAATGTCATTAGAAGTAAAAGTGCTTAATGAACTGAATGCAGCTCGATTTCAAGAGGTTAATGAGTTCGAGTTTTTTGCCGATGAAGATAGAATAATTAAGCTTCAAATTTTTGATGAGTTATCAAACAGTGTTTACTTGATTCCGTTGACCGCCACAGTAAGTATCGTTTTACGAAAAAAGGATAATACAAATTTGACTAAAGCAGCGACGATCAACACTACTCATAGAAGTGTTATTATTGCTGCCCTTACTGCAGCCGAAACTGCCGAATTGATTAGCGGAAATATTCTCGTCACAATTGTTGATGCCGGTCAAACGAGAATAGCCAGAGGAATTAACAAGATGAAGCTGCTGTCAAAGGTTAGGTCTTTCTAATGAAGCGGAAAGTCACGGGGTTTGAAGAAAAAAAAGCTAAAAAGAATCAGAGACTGTTTACTGAGTTAGATAAAAAAATTCTTCAAGTAGAAACGGCAATATTTGAAAAAGAGTGTGAGTTAAGTCGCCTAAAGCTTGAGCATATGAGACTTAAAAGCGAGATGGAAAAATTAGAGGGCGATATTGTTAAACATTTAAGAGAGTTAGATGTCAAATAGAAACTTTACATCGAGAACCGAAGCTTTAATTACGCCGTCTGTTTTGAAGAGAAGGTATCTTCACGGCGTTAATACCAAAGACGACGATGGAAAAGAGTTATCAAACCAGACTCTTTCTGAGCTTATCAATAACGCAGTTGGTTGGCTAGAGGAAGAGTTAGATATTCCTATTCGCCCGCTTGTGTTTAGCGAAGCGAATGAAAATCAAGAGTGGCACGACTATCGGAATGTTGATACTTATTGGAATTGGAATTTTATTAGGCTTGATGTTTATCCGGTACTTTCCGTTGAGTCGGTGAAAGTAAAGTTTCCAACTCATCAAGATTTGATTGAATATCCAGTGAGTTGGTTTAGGGTTGAGGAGGATACGGGAATTTTGAGACTTGTTCCCGATAGCGGATCAGTTCCGCTCGTATTAACGAACACGGGGGTTCTTCTTCCGCATTTAGCCCTTCAAAGAAGGTTGATTCCGCAGATGCTACAGATTGAGTATACGGCGGGATTTGAGCTTGACAAAATTCCTGTTTTGTTAAATAATATTATTGGATTGAGGGCTGCAATCGATGTTCTGAATATTGCTGGAGACTTAATTACAGGGGCGGGAATTGCATCTCAGTCTATTGGGTTAGATGGGTTAAGTCAAAGCATTGCGACTACATCGTCCGCCACTAACGCTGGATATGGCGCTCGTATTATTCAGTACGAGAGTCAGCTTTATGGCGGAAGCGGTGGCGGATTTGGCGGTGGCGGCGGAAAGAAGCCAGGGCTACTCCAGAAAGCTAAAGATAATTACAAAGGAATAAGGATAGACGTGATCTAATGCCATTTGTTCCACATGAAACATCAACTTCGGTTACCGATATCAGTTCTCATACTCTGTCTTCAATGTCAATCCCAGAGAAGTACAAATTCTATATGTGGATGAAGACAAGAGGAATGAAGGTAAACGATTTTAAAGATGTCGATCTACCCTCAGGGGTTTTAAGTTTAAGAAAAGACGATGACGGAGTATATAGCGGAAGTTTTGTTAAAAGTGAAGTGAGCGATACAGGCGAAATTCCGCTGAAGTTTGATAAAAAAACTCTTCCCGAGATTGTTAAAATGCTCGAGGTTAAAGAGTATATTGAGCCTGCATCGATTGCTTCTCTCCCAGAGCTAGAGGAGAGGGGCGAAGACACCGAAGCTCCGCAACCCGTTGAGGCGGAGAATATTGTGGTGCCGTCGTCAAAGGGAGATATTAATATTACAATCAATGTTCATAAAAGTAAGGGAGCGATTATGAATCGTAATAACGAAAAGGGCAGGAAGTCGTTGGTTAAAGATCTTTATGAAGAGTTGAAGAAATCCGGGCATACCGTTAAAGAGATCAAAAGCGCTTCTAATATTAGTGAATTAATTAGCAAGCTGCCAGAAAATAGACGAGAAGCTTTTCAGAAGAGATTACAAGGCCAAAAAACCGTTAAAAAGAGCTTTACGCATTATCAGGAAGAGTATGGACTCCCAGAGTCTCTCGATACCGATGAAAAGATTATGAAAGGTAAAAAGGCTTTTAGGCGAATGATTAAAGATTTTTGTAAGTCTGAGAAGAAAGAGCAAGCCAGTCGTCGCGCCTTCTCAATTTTGAAAGGGAAATACGGGATTGAGGGAATGAAGCAGCTGAAGAAGTCTTTTAAAGAAACCAATACTTCTTGGAGAGAAACCCTTGGTGATTTGTTTCCAAAGACTTTTGCCCTCTTGAAAGTAAAAGCCAATAAACTTGACGATACAATGCCTGAAATGAATAAGAGCGGGGCTTTGGTTGAGTCAAAGGATTTTTACAAGGCTAGTGAGAATATCGGACTATATAGAATTCAGATGCGTGAAGAGAACATGGAGAAGTCCGGACTAAATGCCAGCCCTAATACAGGAGATGAGCCGAGTGTAGATGGAAGCGGCGAGAACGAAAAAATTCAGAGCAATAATCCGGGGACGCAGGATTCTTTTGCGTCTCAAATGCCAAAGATGGATCCTGATGGAAGCTATCATATGAGTGATGCCAGAGGTGGAAACGACGAAATACAGCAATTTGCCTCACGTTTAAATGCTATGATGCAACCTCAACCCTCTACTCAGAAGAAATCGGATATTACCCCTGAGCGTTCGGAGAATGGAGAAGCGGGGAATGGTGGAGTGAGCGAAATTCAGCAAAAAACTTCTTCAGCTCCCTCTCCAGATGCTGGTTCTTCAACCGAGCAAAGTAAGATTGAGAACGAAGGAAGTGGCGGAATGGGTCGGGATGGTAAAGCGGGCAAAATGGATGGGATGAAAGAAAGGTCGTAATGGCCGTAATTAATAAAAAAATACCAAAAACAAAATCCTTTGATCCTAAATTTAATACTATTTCGCTTAATCCTGCTAAAGTAAATCAGATGATTGAGGATCAAGGGGTGCGGGTTAGAGTATATCGCACAGTATTGTGTCCAAATAGGAAAAGTATTGATTCCGCTGAGCATGAGATTAATTGTTCGATTTGTAAAACAAAAGACGGATTTATTGACCTTGAACCAGTTGAAACATGGGCATTTGTTGGAAATCAGGATCTAACGAAACAGTTTAATGTAGAAGGAGCTTGGGACGAACAAGGAGTTGTAATGACCTTTCCAACAGGGGTTGAAGTTTTTTACTGGGCTAAAATTGAACTAATGGACTTTACGACTCCAATGATTGAACTAGTTCAACGTCAAGATGGGGATATTGATAATTTGAAATACCCCGCACATTCTGTTAATGTTTTAATTGACATAGATGGAGTTAGATATTATCAGGATACAGATTTTCAAGTTGGCGTAAATGGAAATATCCAATGGATTGAAGTTCGCAGGCCGGACAAAGGAAAGATTTATACACTACATTACAATTATCCAGTAACGTTTAGAGCAGTAAATGCAGTTCATATTAATAGGTTCTCACAGCTTGGAGCTAAAAGAGATCATAAAGAGCCGATCGAGCTACCGCAGCAATGGAATTGTAAGAGAGATTTTTTGATTGAGAGAAAAGATTTAGACGAAAACTTACTAACACCTAACAAGATTATTAACGAACAGAATCCATAATGGGTAAGAATATTAGTATAGATAGCAAGGCAAAGGAACTTGGAATAGATTTACGGTTTGCAGCGAAAACGGCGATAAAACAACTTCAAAGCGCATTAAAGCAAACTGCAACCGCGACATATAATGAATTAGTAAGGAGAGCGCAAGATAAGTTAAAAACAACCCGAGATGACTACATAAACGCTTTGCATTGGGAACAAATTGGCCCTGATTCATACATTATCTATTTAGATGATACGATGGGACACATAGAAGACGGCTTCTCAACATTTGATATGAAGCCTGGTTTGTTAAAAGGACCAAATGCTAAAACGACAGAAAAAGGAACTCGATATAATACAGTCCCTCAAACATACAGACCGAAATCAAAGCAAGCGATCATGGCTCCGGGGTTGAGGGAGCAACTACAAGAAGTAATTTCGGCCAACAAGATGCAAAAGATTTTTAAGGATAAAACAACCGGAAGGCCATTAGAGGGAATTGTTGCTGCGGTAAAAGAAACAGGGATTGAGAGATTGCAGGGGCTGGTTAAAGTACAGAAAAGGTATAAAGAGAAAACACAGAGCTTTTATATGACATTTAGAAGAGTGAGCGACAATAGTGATCCGAGTAAGTGGATTCATCCTGGATATGGCGGAGCTCATTTATTTCCCGAGGTTGAAGATTATTTGGAAAAACAAGTAGACAAAATACTAAAAGCGATATTTGAATAATGGGTTTCATTTTTACAGATCTGGTTATTGAATCGATTATCCGCGACGGGCTTGTGGATATGAAAAATAAACTTGCCACTAGTGATGATCAAGTCCCAGATGTGTTTTCAGAGCTTTTAGCTTCTCATTTGTCGGTAAAATATGGCCAAGGTGAAATTGATTCGATTTCGACAATGGTGGGAGTTCAAGATACTATTCATGTTGTTCATTCATTTGCTCAAGTAGATACCAAAACGCCTTGCATTTCAATTCATTTGATGGATGCATCGGAAGACGAGCAACATGCGGTGTTAGGGGATTTTGGTGAAAATCACGATTATGCAGCTGCTCCTACAGAGTTTGTAAGCTCTTTTGATTGTGATAGTTATAACTCGGTAACAGGAATTATTGATGTATCAACTGCGGATCCTAATTTAGCGCCAATAAGAAGAGGGCATATATTTAAAGATGGCTCTGGAAATCAGTATGAAATTAAGGGCGCGATTACTAATGAAAGTGGAAATAAAAAATTTGGCGTTGAAAAAGATTTGACTCTTAATTTAGTGGGATGCACAATTATTTCTCAAACTAATTTTCAGAGGAGAGAAGAGCAGACAATTCCTGATAGAGAAAATGTTATGGTTGGGATTCATACCGAGAACGCTCTTCAGACCAAATGGCTGTATAATATTGTTAAATACATTTTGCTATCTAGGAAAGACGATCTTTTTACTCGGGGATTAAGAATAACGGCCTTGGATGCTTCTGATTTTGGATTTGATGTTAGTAAGATACCGTCAAATATTTATACTAGATTTATAACGCTTAAAGCGTTAGTTTACCATAAATACGAGACGGGATTGGTCACCCTCGTTGATACTGTTGAATCAGTTGTCAGGACGCAGCGCAGACCTGATCAAATTCCGAGAGAGAATGAAGACGAGATGACAGTAAGAACATTAGAAGACCCAGATTTAGAAAATTAAGGACCAAATATGAAAAAGAAAAAAAGAAAAAATACAAAGGAGAAGGTGATGAAAGATGAGCCAAAGCGCGATGAGGCCGCGGAAGTAATAGGGTTCGATAAAGCTTTTAGAATTTTTAAATTACAAAGTCCCTTAGCTAGTTTGTGGGACAAAGAATCAGTAAAAGTATTTGTCGCGAAAAGAATGCCATCTTTGAAAGCCTCGCTAGAGGATTTTATTGAGATATTGAACAAGTATTAAGGCGATAAAAAGGAGATTAACCATGGCCATAATTAGGAATTTTAATGGAGCCTCGCTAAGGAAGCCCGGAGCGTATAGTGCGCTCAAGGTTCAGCTTGATGGCGGTTTGCCCTCCGTTGCTGTCGGAATCGTCGGGATTGTTGGAGAGTCTCTGAGAGGCGCTCCAGGATCAGTTGATGGCGTGACAGAGTGGGATAGCACTCAGCTACCTGATCTGATCGCATATTATGGAAGCGGACCTATTGTTGACGCTGCTCTAGCGCTTGTTAATCCATCAAATGATGGACGAGTTGCTAATGGCGCCAATAGGCTTAAAGTTTTTAAGACCAACGCTTCTCTTCAAGCATCTTTGACGCTTGCCGATAGTTTTGGAGATCTGAAAGCTGCTTCATATGGAGCTGAAGGGAACTTAATTAGCGCTACCATTGAGCAAGATTTGTCAGTTGTTGAGGCTACAACTCAATCTAGTTCGAGTATTGTTTTCACTGGAGACGAGTCAGGCGCTCAGATTACAGTGAGAGAAAATGGCGGAGCAGTCAACGTTTATACGGTTAGCGGGAACATGGCTGATATAGCTGCGCTTCTTGCTGATTTTAATAACGATGCAAATTGGACTGTTCCTCCAACTTTGACCGCAACAAATGATGGAGATAAGCTGATTATCTCTCAAGACGCAGATGCAAGCGCTCATAAGCTTGGAGCTGGAAGAAGTTTTGAGATTGTTAGCTCCGATCCGCTGTTTAATCTTTCAGCTGGACTATCCGTTCCTTCACAAGAGCCGAATCGATCTATGCTTATTGAAAGGCAGTCGGACGGAACGCAAGAGAACACAGATGATTCAACCGGACCTCTTGGTGGAGACATTTTCATGGAAATTGGATGCGATGCAACTACTTGTTCTTTGACAATTAGTGCGACGCAACTCACGACTGTTGCCGTTGGCGGTCCGGCTTCACTATCTCTCGATCTATCTGATTATTCTACGTTGAATGATTTAGCTTCTTTCATTAATGCGCAGGCCGATTACAGTGCTTCTATTCCTTCAGGGATTAATGGCGGACTTTCGCCATCGGTTCTTGATAGGGTAAGCGCAATTGGGGTCGCGTCTGGAGCTAATAAACCTGGAAGAATTAAAGCTGACTCATATGCTGTTAGCAGTTTATTTCTCAAAGTTCGCAGCTGACAGAGCTTGAACCTTCAAGTTCTAAAGGCCTGCCAGACGTTCTCAGTAAGACGTTTTTGTCTGGCGGGGCTCGAGGAGCTTCGGCGAGTTCTGATTTTTCTGCCGGATTTACAGCTCTTGAATCAGAAAGAATCAATATGTTGGTTCCTTTGATTTCACAAGACGCTTCAGATGATATTGTCGAAGATTCAACGATTACAGATGCAGCTTCGTCTTATGATATTGAGTCTGTTCAAGTTGCTGCACTCAATCACGCTAAGAAGATGGGAAATACTCAGAATCGAAGCGAGAGACAGGTATATGTCGGATATCGCGGAGCATTTGAAGAGTGTAAGTCTCAGTCTCTTTCGTTGAATAGTGAACTTGTTTCACTTGCTATGCAAGATGTTCAAGTCGTAGATAATAGTGGAGAGCTGGTTTTTAAACAGCCGCACATCCTTGCATGTCTAGTGGCTGGAATGCAAGCGGGAGCGGAAATTGGAGAGCCGGTGACCTTCAAATATATTAATGCTTTTGGCATTAGACATCTTAAGAAACAAGGCGTTACTCCGAGCGCTTTGGAGCTGTTTGATCCTGCCAAACAGTTTAATCAAGCAATCGATAACGGGTTGTTAATTGTCGAGAAACCATCTTCTGGTGGAATTAGGGTTGTGGTTCACAATTCTACATACTCCAAAGATGATAATTTCGTCTATAACAGGCCGTCGGTTCTTGGAGCTGCGTTTTATGTTGCTTTCGATTTGAGAGGATATCTTGAGAATATCTTTATCGGGACAAAAGCAAAAACAGGTAGCGCTGAGAGTATTGCTAATGCGGTGAAAGCTAGGATGACTGGTTACTTGAGAGAAGATATTATCGTTGGCGACGATACCAACGATTTGTTAGGGTATAAAGCTCTAACAGTTACTTTGGTCGGGAATACGGCCTATGTGGACGTAACTATTACGCCTGTGCAAGGTATTGATTTTATTCTTGCGACAATTAGGCTTGATAACATTAGACAATCAGCATAATAAAAGGAGAGTATAATGTCAATTGTTACAACTGGTGCAAGAGCTATTTTCAAAATTAATGGTGAGAAAGTAGTTTATGCCTCTAATTGCAACTATAATATCAATCATACTCTTCAGCCAATTGATGTTTTAGATAGAATCGAACCCATTGAGCAGGCTGAAACAGGGTATACGGTTGATTTTAGTTGTACGACGTTTAGAATTGCTAATCAATCTGCTGTTAATCTTGGTATTCAACCTAAGTTAGCAGAGATTTTACAGCAACCTGAACTCACGGCTGAAATTATCGATAGTCAAACTGAAACTACGCTTCTTCTTATTGAGCGAGTGAAAATGACTACTCGTTCTGGTACGGTTGACGCTCGCGGCGTTTTTACCGAGACTTGGAATTTTATTGGCATTAAAGCTTCTGACGAAGCTGGTCAATAAGCACATTATGTGCGGTTGGATTCGCGGATGTAGAAAAGGTGGAAGTCTACATCAAAAATTAAAATAAAAGGATAATATAATGAGCAATACAAGTAAAAAACTGACTACTTCTCTCCCTTCTATGGAGCACACCTTTCATTTGTCTGTAATTGGCGAGACGACCAACCAGATGTATAAAGGGGATTTTACTTATCGTAAGCCTAGTATTGGCGATAGAGCCAAAGCTCAGGTTATGCGCACAAGACTTGATGGAGATTTAGCAAATCTCGATCCTAACATCCAGCTGTTCCATTCAATGATTTCAATTCTAAGATACACTATCCAAAAATGTCCTGTTTGGTGGGAAGAAACCGACCATGGGTACAACCTACATGATTTGAATGTAGTCGAAGAGGTGTATAAGGAAACATTGAAGTTCGAAAAAGAGTGGGCGGAGAAGATTTATGGAGAAGAAAGTCAAGATAAGCTTCCAAAATCTTAAACGAATAGCATATAACAAAGTCAAAAAAGATCCTGCTACTCTTGAAGAGCTGGAAGAATTTTTAAAAGATTGGTGGAGTGATAAGTTTAATTTACCCGACAATCATCCCCTCTTATTAGAAAAAACCTTTGAAGAGCTCCTTATTATGTACTTCAAAGATACCTTTAGGAATGAAGATGGAGAAGAAACTAAAGACTATGAGATTCGTGAGGGGATAAGAAAATCAGACGAAGATTGGTTCAGAAAACAAATGGGAGAAGAGGAATACAACAATAGTAAAACTCTCAACTCTTCTCGAGATGAACAAAAGATAGGATTTGAAGAGAAATTTGATGTGCTCGGTGAATAATGCCTAGAAGCGAACATACATTACTAATAAAAGGCGATTTTAAAGATTTTGAAACTAAGTTCAAAGGTCTATCTGACAAGCTAGAAGCTTTTAGTCGGAAGGAACTTGGTGTTAATCTTAAAACCGAATCTCTTGATATCTTCAAAACGAAGAGTACTGAGGTAATCGGCAATCTTAAAACGATGCAGCAAGCTACAAAGAAAGCTATCGACGAGTTGGCTGCGAGCTTGAAAACTGCAAAATCTCCTCAAGAAATTGATAAGCTTAATAAACATTTGATTGTCACTAAAAGGTTTGCTAGACAGATTGGCAAAGAGATCCAGACCTGGGAAGTAGCGGAAAAAGGAAAACAATTTTCTGGTATGTTACAGAAAATGACTTCTGGAATGGGAGGAATAGCAAGGCTTGGGGCCGGTGGCGGGATGGGCGGTGGAGCTGGAATGGGGTTGCTGACTAAGTTAGGGGTTGCGGGAGCAATTGCTGCAATTCCCTTAGCTTTGTATGCTGGCGCAAGTATGCTTGGTGGCCCGAGGAGAGGAATCGCCGGTCAGAATATGCAAATTATGGGTTTGGGCGGACCTACAAGTAGGAGAGGATTAGAGGGTCTCAGAGAAGCGGGGATAGGGCAGGGATTTGGAGCTCAGGAGACACTAGCGGCTGCGGCTCAGGGCTTAAGAACTATGGGACCCGAATTAGGTAGAGCGGGAACCATGGGGAGATTTGCTCAGTTTGCCCGCGGGACAGGAATGGAGCTCGGCGAAACTATGCAAATAGGGGGTGCCTTTCGACAACAGGGTTTAAGAGGGCAACAGATTGCAAGACAAATGGAAGAGATATACGCTAGAGCTACTGCTCAAGGCTTTGATAAATCAAGAGCTTTAAATTTTTTACAGATGACGGCTCAAGCTACTTCTGCAATGGCTCAGTCGGGGTCCGCTAATATTGCCGGAACGACTGGAATTGTAGAAGCTTTAGCTAGAAAATCAGGATTTTTTAAGGAGACTCCGGCAAGAGGATTTGCCGCTTTAACAGGAATGACTGCTGCTTTTACTGCATCAAGCGGCCCGAATCAAATGTTAGCTTTAAGAGCGTTGAAAAGAATGCCAGGGGCCGGAAGCAAGTCAATGGCCGATTTGTTGTGGAGGCAAAGATTTGGATTTGGAGAAGCAGTTCCTGGTGAAAAAGGTAGAACAGCGGTAGGCTTAGGAAATCAGTTTTTAAGAACCATTACAGAAGCTGGCGCTGGCGGAATGTCTTTAGAGCAGATTAGATCTGCAAATCCCGAAGAGAGAGAACAGCGAACAAGAATGGGCGCAATTAGGATGCAAGAAACCTTAGGCGTTAGTATGAGTCTTGCCGACCAGCTAGTAAGAGCGATGGTTAAGAATCCGGAAGCTCAAGAGTCGAAAGATCTGCAGCAAAAAATTAAAGATGAAATGGAGAAGAACAAAAAGACTACAGGCGATATCGTTGAGTCTATAGATGGGCAAGTAAAAGTTCAAGAGGCAATGTTAGAAGAATTGAAATTGGATCTCGGCGATGCAATGGTTCCTCTTACTGTGATGATCAATAAGGGGATCTGGACTATGGTAAAGCTGTTAGGTAAGCTTCCGTTTATGGGAGAGATTGGAGCCGTTGCTCAGGAAGCTGAAGATAAAATGACCCAGATGACCCTTGCTACCGCTAGGAGAAAGCTAGAAAAAGATCAAGCTCTAACAGTTGAAGAAGCGGAAACATTAGGCGAGACTGGCGCTGGAGAGTTTCAGCAAGCTTGGCGTAAAACACAAAAAGCAAGAGTTGGAGCTTTAGCTACCCACGAATGGCATGCTAGAGGTCGTGGAAGAGAGCTGACTAAAGAAGAGAGAACCGCTGCTTCTAAAGAATATGAAGCCGCTAAAGCTAATTTAGCTACTGTATTCGAAAAAGTTACTGCTCCTTTACGAGAAGGGATAGCTGATATTATAAATAACAATAAAGAGCTTAGTGAAAGTCAAAAAGAAACTATCTCTACGCTTAGAGAACAAATAAGACAGATAAAAGCTGCTCTTCCTAAAGGCGGTATGGATGCTCGTAATCCTGCTTTTAATATAGATAGGCCCGCAGGGAATAATGGGTAATGCCAAATATTTTAGAAAATACAAGAACGGAATGCGCTGTAAGAATTTTTTCTTTCGCGAATCAGATTCTGGAAAATAAGTTTAATGAAAGAGAAATGAACGACAGTGAGCTGTTAGATACGGTAGAAATAGATGTTGAAAAAGGAATAACTTCGTGTAGTATTACTCGAACTAAGAACGATCCAGCCGCTACTTTTACTATAGAAATGAAACCGAATGATAGTGTGGCTAAAGTTAGACCTGGCGACTGGATTATGATCTATTTAGATAAAGCTGAAAATATTGATTATTCTACAAACAGAGGGCTTAAGCTGGTTGGAAGCATAGATAGAGTTTCTGTGAGTAAACAGGTCATGGAAAATGGAGCCGTTACTCGTGTTTTGATAATCGCTGGAAGAGGAATTGGAAAGATATTAGAAAAGACGCAGATGTATTTCGCTCCATTTCATGATAGAAGAATACAAGAATTAGCACTAACAGCTAGCGGATTCAAACTAGAAGGATCTCCGGTAGATTTTGTCAAGGAATATTTTAACGTTTTCTTTGGCGGTAAATATAAAGACGCCACCGTTGACTCAGAAACAAATACTCAGTCATTGTTTCAATTACTTCTTCCGCCGCGAGTGTTTAATGCTTTAAAAGGGGAAACGAGAAAGAAAGGATCTACAACGGCGTTTTTTGACATATTGCGTCAGAAGATTGGAAAAGATATTGAAGGATATAGTATTTTTAGAGATGTAAGTAGAATTACTAGCGGGAATGTTTGGAGTGTGTTAACTCAGGCTTCTAATCCCATTCAGAATGAGATATTCATTGATTTGAGAAAAGAAAATTTAGGAATGGCTCCAACATTGATTTTTAGACGAATTCCTATGACCAACGATGAGTTGAAAAAGCTGACTCCGAAAGATCAAAGAGTTTCTATTCCTGAGCTTAACATTATATCAGACGATCTTGGTTTTAGCGATCACGAAAGATATAACTATACCTTAGTTAGATCGTCAACAAGCAATTTAACTGGTATTAATTTTTTAAATGCTGCTGGTAAAAAGGGATTACCTCTAACAAATATTGATTCCATAAGAAGATATGGTCTGAATATGATTGATAGAAATACCGAATTTGCCGTCACTAAAGAAAGCACATCTTCTTTTGTAGAGTGGAATAATATTATCAAATGGTCAGAGAGAATGGCCAATTATTGGCACGATTATTACAGATATGAGAACGGGACAATAGTCGTTGCGAACATGTCCAATTTTCAGATAGGCGAGATGGTTGAGCTAAAAGATAGAGAGCGATTGTATATGGTGGAAAGTATTTCCATTCAGTGGAGCTATTTACAGCCAATATTCACTTCGCTAGAAGTAACGCATGGAATTAAATCAAACGGTCAATTTGTTGACGAACTTGAGCTGCTAGGGGATTTTCCAAGCGGTCCGACTTTTGCGTAATTGCGGAGAGACGATGACGAGAAGAATGGTAGATGGAACAATTATCAGCTCTAATACTCCAGCAGCGCGTAGGTCTGGCAATTCGAGAGTTTTTAATAATTTTGAAATCTATAAAGCAGTCGTCACGGACGTTATTCCAAAAACGGATTCTAGAAATGTTTATGGATTTGGAACCGAGTATAATGTCCTTATTGAGGGCGGAAGCAGAGAAGGAGAAAGATTAAGTAATGTAGTGTCGCTAAATTCATTTGGCGGAATCAATAATTTTTGTGAATGGGTTTACAATAAAAGAACGACCAACCTAACGGGCGGGAAAATGAGCGCTACAGAAGCCGCTCAAAACTTTGATAACTCGTATGTAATTGTTGGGTTTATTAGCGGTCACTACAATTCGGCTGTAATTCTGGGAGCCTATCCTCATCCGGGAAATCTTGTTGAAAAACCAGCAGTTAGCGATGGTGAAACTTTGGTGGGGGAATTTAATGGTCTCCGGTGGAAAATTAATGATGATGGTGAGTTGATCATTACTTATTTTGGCGGCAAGAGAAACCCAAAAACCCCTCATACTCCAGTACGATCTGGCACGGCTCCTACAGAGATTAAGATTGACAAAGATGGAAAGGTATTTGTTACTGATAATAAGAATCAAAAAATCTTAATTGATAGAGTTAGCGAGACAATCCGAATTGAGAATCCAGAAGCTTTTATTCAGCTTGATATTCCTAATAAGACCATTGAAGTTAACGCAAATAAAGATGTCAAAAACATATCTGGCGAAAAGCAGATTAATACGGTTGGAACAGACGAAACAACGACCGTTGGCGGAAATAAGCAAACAACCGTCGAAGGAACACATACAGAGACTGTAAAAGATACTGTTACTAACAATTATCAAAAAGATGTAACTGAGACAATAGGTCAAAAATGGCAAATTAATGTTTCGGGAGATGTCGATCTTAATAGCGGTGGGAAGGTTACGATTGATGCAAGTAGTAATGTTGAAATTCAAGGGAACGGGAAAGACATCGTTACTACAGGAAGCTATGATCCATTTTTGATGGCCCCTCATGTAGCGGGCTACAATAAAATAAAGGCTGGGGGATAAAACATGGCAATGAATAAAGATCAGCTAGGGCAAGAAATTGTTGACGCAATAAAGAGCGTTACGGGCGGAGCCGAGACTCCGCAGGTTCTGGCGATTTGGCAGGCAATTTCAAAGGCAATTATTGATCATTTAATCGCTAACGCAGAAGTGACAGTCGAACATAGCGGGCCTCAAACTGGAGGAATAACAGGGTAATATAATGGCTGGAATTGGCGAAATTATCAAACAGGTTCAGAATACAGTGGACTTCTTCACAGGAGAAGCTGCGGGTAAAAGGGGAGCTCTATATCCAGATCTCTCTCTTATAACGAACACTATTAAGGGTAAAAACTGGAAACTTAGTCTTCCATATAGCTTCAAGGTCATTAACAACAATAGGCCTTTAAAGCCTGAGTCAGCGGCCGAGGGATATTCTGAGTTTAAGTTACATATTAATCCGTCAGATTTGCAACAAGATGAACAATTTTCTATTTTAATTACCCCGACACAGGGCGGAATAGTTGTCGAACATAATGGAATTATTTTTAAAACCTTAATAATTTCTGGAACGACTGGCCTTCATCCCTTTAAAGGAGTTGGAGGAGCTCAGAGTAGCGGTAAGGTTATTGCCGGTCGATCTGATTTGAGAACAGGATATGAGCATTTTCAAGAGCTAAGAAATTATTTTAGAGCATATGCTGAGGAAAAGAAAAACAAATTAGAGTTGAGGCTCTTATTCATTAATAGAAAAGACAACGAAGTTTTTATTGTTGAGCCGGAATCATTTTCTTTGAAAAGATCCGCTTCTAGAGGTTTTTTATATGACTATACAATTCAAATGCGCGTTCTTGGAGCAGTCGAAGCAGAGCAAACAATAGCCGATCCGCTGCCTGGAATGTTTCAAGACTTTGACAATGTAATTAGTGAGGTAAATGAGAAGCTTACAATTGCCAGGGGAGTGATGTTAAAGAATCAGGCTATTTTAAGAAACATTGAGGGAAACATCGCTCAGACATTTTTAGAGCCATTAAGAAAAGCAACCTTAGCTACGAAAGCTTTGATCGGAGCAATTTATAGTATCTATGATATGCCAAGTTCGCTTGCAAATAAGCTTACGGCGGGGTCTAAGGCTGCTTATTATAACCTGATTGCAAGTTTAAAAAGAGAAGGAAATCCGGCGTTTAGAGAAGTAGCTATTCCTAAAAATATTAAAAGAGAAGCAACAAAGAAATATACCAATGATTTTCTTCCTCCTGAAGCAGCGGAACAAGTTACCTTAGATTTTTTAAATGACGACGAAAAGCGCGAGTTTAATGAAGAAGTTAGTAGCGTTAAAAATTCTTCAAGAGAGTTTTACGAGACCTTAAAGGAAGAAAATCAAAGAATTTATGACAATGCAAGCGAAGCGTTTGGCTTAGGGAATGAAGATTATAATGCATTTACTAATCGACTCCAAACATTTACTCCGGGAGAAGGAAGAAGGCCTTCTGATAGCGAATCTGACGTTTTAGGCGCTTTTGATACTATTGATAAAGCTCTTGATTACATGGTATCTACTAATTTGCCGTTTAGAAATACGCTTGAAGAAAACATTAATCAAATTAATACTGTATTTAATAAGAGAATTCCTGTTGTTATCCCCGGGTCCGTTGAAGAAATAACAATTCCTTTTGATACAACCCTAGAAGATATTGCTTCTCAATATTTTAATGATCCTGAAAAGTGGATAGATATCGCGGTGCTTAATAATTTGAAACCGCCTTATATCCAAGACGCACCCACCGATCCGAGGATTAAGCAACCTGGAGATAAGCTGCTTCTTCCGCAAGCTGAACAAGCTGTTGATTTTGATATTCCTGTTACTAAGGATTATCCTATTACGGCCGCGCTGACAGCTGCAGAAAAAAATCTTGGTGTTGATATTAAACTTGATAAGAATTTTGATCTTGAATTTTCTAACAAGGGAGATTTTAAGCTAGTTGCAGGAGCCGATAATGCCGGACAAGCAGTTATAATTAACCTTACTCTTGAAAGAGGGGATTTGAAGTATCATACTGATATTGGAATTGGATTAGCCGTTGGCGAGAAAATGACCACCGTTGAGAACGTAGCAGATCAAATTAGAGAGGCAATATTAAAAGATTCAAGATTTGAGCGAATCACTAATCTTTCCGTTAATATTGAGGGCAATACGGTGAAAATGGAAGTAGATTTAAAAATAAAATGGATACAGCAGCCCGTTCCGGTAACATTACCTTTATAAGGATGTAAATAATGGCATTCAATCTTAGATCGAGACAGCAAATATTAGCCGATATGATAGCTAAAATGCTTGCTGAAACCCCAGTTAACGATATTAATAGGGCTTCGGTTATTCGAACTTTGCTCGAAGCTGCAGCGCAAGAAGCATTTCAAGAAAATTACGACATGCTTCAGATTATTAGAAACTACAATCTTAACACTACTGCGGGAGATGATTTAGTTAATAGAGCAATCGAGTATGGACTAGAAGGAAGAATTGCCGCTCAATCGGCTTCTGGCTTAGTTACAATTAGCGATAGCAATATTGTAAAAATTGAAACTAATATTTATGACAACTTGCCGGGCCCTGTTACTGGAGGAATAAAAATATACGTCGACGATGCAACAAGCTTTCCAACATCTGGAACCTGGTCAGTAATTATCGGTCGTGGAACCGACAACGTTGAGACAGTTCCTGTTAATACTGCTCTAGGAAGTAATGGAAAAGAAAATTTTGTTAGCTATTGGACAATCTATCTATCCGCAGGTCTTTCAAATGATCATGGAACCGAAGAGTCGGTTATTTTATCGCAGGGCGGGGATAGGGCAATTCCCGCTGGGACAACCGTTAAGATTCCCGCAAGCGATATTAATGAGGAAGTCCTATATTCGGTAAATAATGAGGAAACGATTCTTGATGGCGAAGAAGAGGTTGAAAATGTTTTAGTGACAGCTCTTTCTCCCGGCGCGGATGGAAACGCTCCAATTGGGGCTATCAATGAGTTTGATTCGTTGCCATTTGAAGGAGCTGAGGTTACAAATCCAGAAACATTTACTAATGGAGCAGATGAAGAAACAGACGAACAACTAAGAGATAGAATTAGAGCTCATATTCAAGGCTTAAGCCGCGGAACGGCTCAGTCGATTATATCAACAATAGTAGGTATTACCGATCCCGACGAGAACAAGCGCGTTGTGTCTGCAAATTTTGTTGATTCGACTACGTTAAATGATTTAGCTTTTTTATATATTGACGATGGAACAGGATTTGAGCCTTCGTTTGCTGGCCAAGGAAGAGAGATAATTTTAAATTCTGCCACTGGCGGAGAAGAATTTTTACAGCTAGACACTCCCCCTGTTATTAAAGCACAGGTTGAGACAATTAATTCGGAGTCTTATTCGTTAGGAATCGCTAACGAAACTCTTATCTATGAGGCTAACGGGGTAGAAGAAATAGTTACTTTCAGTTCGGATAATTTTGCTAATCCTGGAATTGCTACAGCAGAAGAAGTGGTCGAGTCGATTAATGATAATGCTACATTGATTGAAGCGAGAACTTCTGAGAATGGAACAAAAGTTACTATTAGAGCAAAAGCTCAAGAAAACGAGTCAATTCAAGTTACTGGCGGGACAGCTAATGCATCAGACAAATTGAATTTTCCAACCGGATTAAATGAGTCTTTGAGGCTATATAAGTTTGATGGACTTTCAATTAGTTTGTTAAATAAAGACGGAACAACAGCTTCTATTGAGTGCGCAAACCCTCAATTGTATAATTTGAATAATGGGGATACCCTAACAGTAATTGTTGATGGTAAAGCCGCTAATATTCAAACCGCGACTTTTAATACTGTTGATTTTGCCAATATTAATGCCGCGACTGCCGAAGAGGTTGTTGCTGTTTTAAACGAAGATTTAGCTGGAGTAACTGCTATAGTAACCTCTGAAGATTTGAGAATTACTCTTAGATCTAATTTAGAAAATAGTGCTATTTCAAGTATTCAGGTAACAGGCGGAGTGGCTAACGTCGAGTTTGGTTTTGATACAAACGCCGTTATTGGATCGAGTAAAGATTACACGTTAAATAGATTTAATGGACAAATTGAACTTGAAACGCCAGCCTCTGTTGGAGATCAGTATACAGCTGGATCTAATCAGACAAGAGGATTTTTAGTTACTGCATTTGCCGAGCCATACAATCTATCTAATGGAGAAGCAATTACAGTCGAAATTGATGGCGGCGGCGGTCAAGTTGCAACATTTAATACAGCTGATTTTGCTAATATTGCACAAGCGACAGCCGCTGAGGTGGCTGAAGTTATCAACGAAGATATCGGCGGGGCGACGGCTTTTGCGTTAAGCAATGGAAAAGTTCTTATAAGAACAAACAATCTTACTTCCTCCGGGAGTATTGAAATTACTGTATCTACCGCTCCTTCACTTGGGTTTCCGATTGGAGAGTGGGTTCAGAGCTTAGAGTCTCACACGGCCGCAGTAATTTCTACAACTGAGAATTTTATTTTTGATGAGGGAGATGAGTTGATTGTTGTTATGGACGGAGATGCTGTTTATACAATTACAATGAATGTAGATGGAACGATTAGAAACGTTGTAAGTCCAAGTGTTTTTGATGCCGATATTAGTGTAACTGGGGACGCTTTTGGATCAAAATTTACCGAGAGTAATGAGATTCTAGGATACAGAGTTGTTATTAAAACAGGAGCAAGTGCCGGACATATTACGACAGTAAATAGCTATAATCCGGTTACTGGAAATGGTCGGATTAGCTTAACAGTAGCGGCCCCTTTTGGTCTCGCAATAGGAGACACGTTTATTGTTGTTCCAATTACTGCTGAAAATGTCGTTAGATATCTTAATAATAGTTTTGTAACAACAATGGCTCTTCGTTCAAATGTCGAATTAATTGGGACAAGTAGGGTTCAAATTAGCTCGACAATTACCGGTGAAAGCGGAAGTGTTCAAGTGACAGGTGAAGATGCGAACGATAAGCTTCAGTTTCAAACCAATGAAGTCAGAGGGCTAGATGGATATAAATATTATACCGGACTCCTGCGAAGAGTCCAAAGAACAGTCGATGGACTAGGTTCGGATCCGATAACTTTTCCCGGAGTTAAAGCAGCGGGAATTCAAATCGAAGTTTTGCCTCCTACAGTTAAGCAAGTTTCTGTTGAAGTCAACGTTACTTTGGCAGAGGGAATAACATTAACAACAATTCAAGAAGATATTAAGAATGCTATTTCACAATATATTAACGGACTGGGAGTCGGAGAAGACGTAATTGTACAGGAGTTGTCGTGTCGAATTATTTCTGTAGAGGGCGTCACGGATGTCGAGATTTCTACTCCTAGTTCGAACATTGTTATTGCAGATAATGAGGTTCCGAGAATTAGAGATACAGACATAGTTGTAGGATAAAATGAGTAAATTAGATCGCTATATTAAAACTATTCCTAATATGTACCCGACCAGGATCCAGGGGTCTTTCGTTCGAGGCCTAGTTGAAGCTTGGGCTCAAGAAAACGAAAATTTAGTTTTGCAAATTGAAGAAGCAAAAAATCAGATTTTTGTTAATTTGGCAAGCGATAAATATCTAACAGCATTAGGATCAAATGTTGGTGTTAGTAAGCCTTTAGCAGCTAATTTATCTGACGACCAATTTAGACAGCTAGTTCCTGTTATGAGTTTTGATCCTAAGCAGGTCTTAGTGACAATGTATAAGCTGCTTGATATTTTTTGGGGTCCTTTATTTTCGAGGGCGAACATAACTGCTCAAACCTCCGAGCCTTATAATTTTGGAACTTCGATTCCTTTGACGGGGACGGTTTCTTTTGTTAACGACTCCAATACTATTATTGGAGCTGGGACTTTTTTTATAGCCGAGATTACCGTAGGACAGTATATTAAACTGTCAACAGACGATAATAGTTTCTTTGTCAAAGTAATTAGAATTATTGATAATAATACCTTGTCTTTGGCTACTAAGTATAGAGGAAGCGCGGCTTCCGGTGTAGGAGTTGTGTATACTTCTAAAGTGTTAGAATTAGATTGCGATGCAGAACGAGGTATTATCTTAGATTTTGATCCCACGTATTTCAGCGATACTTCCGCGGCAACGGTCGATGAGCTTATAGAGCTAATAAATGATCAAAGCGAAGTTGTTGTAGCCGACGTAGTGAATAGTGAAACTAATGTCCCTCAATTGAATCTGAGAACCGATACTCCCGGCGCGGCGGGATCTATTAGTGTTACTGGCGGATCGGCTAATATAATCTTACAATTTGAAACTGGCGAAAAACTAATATCTGATTTGCCATCTCCGACGGTTATTTATGAGGTAAATAACAGAGAAATCGTTGTAATAATTCCAGATTTAGCTCCTGCTATTGGTTTAGCTAATAGCCATTTTTTTCATTCTGACAACGGAATCGTTACTGCTGTAGATAACGTGGGAAAAACCGTCACGTGCGATTTTGATAATCAAGTTGTCGCTGATGTATATGTAGGTAAAACCTTTTCGCAGAATACAGAGGAATTCACCATTCAATCTCATACGACTGGAATTAATAACGTTATTTTGCAATTTGGAGCTGCTGTTGATCTGTCGAGAGTGTCTATAGCGACCGGGAAAAACGGATTTGTTGTTTTCTACGAAAACTGGATTGGGTCATTTGTATATGACCCTGCAGATTCTCCTTATACAGTTCAAAGAGAAAAGACAATTTTGAATCAAGCAATTACAACAGGGAACATTTATCCGATTATTGTGGCCGATGATTCCAGTGATATTCCTGATGCTAGCGGGTATCTGGTGTTTAATTTTGGCAGAGCAAATGAAGAGGGTCCAATTGCATACCGCGGAAGGCCAACTAATTCAAGCTTGTTAATTGATCCAGGACATATTTTTCAATACGATCATACTGCCGGGGATACAATTAATTTGTTAGACCCTGATTTGACACCTCACATTCCTCGCTCAAGTGGGATTGACAAGCCAGTATATATGGTTGACCCTCAAGAGGCCAGACTAGTCGCTCAAACGTTGATTAGACAAATTAAAGCAGCGGGAGTTGTCATAAGGTTTATTATTAATACCCCAGAGTATTTGTTTAATCTTTGTCGAGATTAATAATTTAAAACGACCACACAAATATAATATAATATTATAATGTATTGATGTAGTTGGAGGAAAAATGGCCGTTCTGCAAAAAACAAGAATAAGACCTCAAGAACGATTAGACAAGACAGATTATGATAATATAGAGACGTTTGTTTGTGATGATTTCAATCAAATGTTTCGAAGGATTTTTACTAGCTCTACCGCTATAATTAATGGGTTTGAAATTTTTGATGATGCGGCATTAACACAAAGGACTCCAACTGCTTCTCCTGTTTATATAAAAATGGAAGAGTCTACCATTCTTCATACAGATTCTTCTGGCCCTAGTTTTTATGTTGGGTCGTCTTTAGTTGCAGCTGAAGAAATTACTTTAACCGATGGGCAAACAAATTACATTGAATTAGATATCTCAAGAGAGCCCGCAGTCCCAGCAACGAGGACATTCAGAGATCCAAATGCAAATGCCGGAGAGGGAGCGGACTATACTCAGATTATCGATACGGTTGAAAATATTGTTGCTACGATTACTGTTAATACGACAGGATTTAGTGGCGGGACAAAAGTTCCCCTCTATAAGGTCGCCGTAGCCGCCGGAAGCATTACTTCAGCCATTGATAGTAGAAATTTGTTTTTTAGACTTGTTCCCGGAGAACCTTACGATGAAGATTATGAGTTTCCTTGGACGAGTAGAGGAGAACCTAACAGCGATTTAGCGCCCGATGGCAGTGAAATTCTTAAAGGAGACAAGCAAATTCAGTCGTTCAAGGATTGGGCCGATGCTGTCATGACTGAATTGAAAGTAATCAAGTTTGGAAGTGCGGTCGGCGTTTCGTGGACTGATCCCACTCCTACTTCGATTAGCCAATTGGGAAGAGAGTTGTTTTTACGTGGAGGCGGAACTATCGCTTGGGATGGATCTGATATGACATGGACCTCTGATTTCACTATTGACATTACAGGGGTTGCTTTTGTTAATACAATTTTAGCAGCAGGGAGTCCGCTATCAATTGGGGCCGGAGAGATTGCATTTATCGATATTGACCCGACTCAAACAACAAATATCGTTTTTCAAACTGTTGCAAGCAGTTCATATGTCGATCAGGATAATCGATATATTGTTGTGAAGCGAGATGGAAGCGATATTATTATAATCGATCGACTCATAGGATAAAAAAATGGCTCTAAAGTTAGGCGATAAACAATCATCTAAACTTAAGAAAACTTTAATTTATCAAGAGTATCCTTCAGGAGATACTATTATTACGGCTGGCGGGGTTGAGCTTATTCGAGTTCACAATGCCACTGGGCAAGTTGAAGTTCAGCAAGAGTTAAAAGTTGATAATTTAAATGGCTTAGTTACAGCTGTCAATGGAGTTCTTCAGGGCGGAGCTCTTGCAACTCCTGATGGATATTCTTCTAGTTTTAATGGGACTACTAATTGGACGCTAAGTGGGGATATTTATTATATAGATTTTCAACACAATTTGGGCTCCACTCAAGTGTTTTGTACAGTTTATGATAATTTTAATGAGGAAGTTAATGTAGACGCTAAAACTGTTATTGATGGGAACACTATTCGGATTGAAGTAACTGCGGTCCCCGATACGCGGTTTTCTGGTTTGATTGTTGTTGTACAAGCTGACGATCCTAATGTTCCCGGACAAGTATTTAATTTTAATTCGACTACTTCATGGGTTCTTGATGGAGCTACTTATTATGTAAATTTTCCTCACAACGCTGGTTCCAGTAACATCGTTTGTGAGGTATATGACGATACTGGACAGCAGGTTATTATTACAAAATTAAAGTATGATAATAATAACCTTCGAATTATTGTACCGTCTGTCCCCGATTTAAGGTTTGCGGGACATGCAAATATTTTACGCGTACAATAAAATAAATAAGTGCTTATATTGTAACGTTCAATATAAGTTAGTCTAACTGTTCATTAATGAAAGGGAGATGTGTAAATGGCGAAAGAAGTAAAAGGCGATCTTAGGGTTAAAAGAACTCTTGATGCTGATCGCAGAGTTAATGAAGGCCTTATTCAGCCTGCCGCACTAGATGCAGAGCGAATTTTGGACCTTCATTCGCACAAGTGGCAAAGGCTTACAACTGACGACCTCGGAGAGCAAACTGTTACCCTTCCTGATGCGACTACGCTCAGTGAAGGCTGGATGGTCATTATTCAGAACTTTGGCTCAACTGATAGTCTCAATGTTAAAGATGATCAAGCTGGTGCATTGAAAACCGTTGCGGTTGGAAAAGCTTATTCTTTTACATGTGTTGATAATTCAGATGCTGCTGGGGAGTGGTATGTGAACTTCCTTGAAGATGATCTATCTCTCGTTGCTACGCGCTATACATCAACGTTTGATGCTGGTGCGAGTTGGGGCGCAGCCGCTGGTGGTTACTATACCATTACAGTGACTAATGCGTCTCATAGTCGTGGAGCCGATCCGATTGTTCAGATTTTTGAGACGTCGGGCGGTAATGATCTGATTGTTGACGTTGATCAGCTTAGCATTAATGCTTCGGGCGATGCTGCTTTTCGCACTACCGAGGATCCTGATCTTCGATTTGCGGGCAAAATTGTCCTTGTGTAATTGATAATAGTAGGTGTTGGGCTAGCTTAACGCTAGCCCAACGCTCTATTAGTAAAATAAAACAAAAGGAGAAATAAAATGAAAAAAGATACACTAGAAACGTATAGTTTTGATCAAAGAGCGGTCATTCGTGTTAATAGGGATAAAACCGATATTGAAGTTCTTGAGTGGAATAGCCCCTATAAGAACAATGACGAGCAAACCATTGATGATATCAGACATTTTGTTGTAAAAAAAGAGCTTGTTGATCTTTCTAAACTTGATCTTGATAAAAAATATAAGATTGAGCTTACAATTAAATATCTTGAGAATAGCGATGGAACCTTTGATCAGCCTGCTGCAATACTAAAATCATTAGAAGAAGTAAAGTAACGATTTGTATATATTAGGAGCCTAGAATGCCTAGAAAGCTTAAAGGCGATCAGACCGTAGAAAGAGACTTACTGGTCCAACGGAATATTACTCAGACTAGTGTCGCAGATCCTTTGCGCACAATAAAAGATCTAAGTGGCGCGCTTGATAAAAAAACGATTCGCGAAGTCGTATCTGGCGGAAACTATAAATTGTATTCCGTTAAAGACGATGATTCCACTAAAGTTGATAATATTCTTGTAGTTAATCTTGAATCGGGAAATATTGGTATTGGCGTCGCTCCGACCAATTCAGGAGGAAATGCTTTACGAATTGGCTTGACTACCACAGTAAAAGGAAATAGCGAAAAACTAACTGCTTACAACGAAGCAACAGCTGGATCAGTAGATACAACTATTGGCGCCAAACTATTGCTTGATTCAGATTCAGCCAATACAGTAAATCAATCTACAATTTACTCTGAAATTAGACGTAAAGTATCTACCAGCACTGAAGACACTGCCGGAATTTTAACAGCTTTAGAGTTAAAATCCGTTTTAGATCCAGATGGAGGAGTGGTTACTTATACTCATAGTGACGGGACTATGGGTGTGGTCGATTTAGTTCTTAATGGAATTGAAAATGCCGGCTCTGGTAGTTTAGCTATCTCTCATGCCGCCGCGGCTTATATTAAAGCAAATTCGGTCGTAGGCGTTACCAATAAATATGGGCTTTATGTTGGAACAATTGCAGGCGGAACAAATAATTACGCGATTTATACTAATACAGGGAAGGTAAGATTTGGAGATCAAGTCCTCACTACAGGAAATGTAACTGTCGGAACATATCTTTCGTTAACTCCTCAGGGAGCAGCTCCGGGGGTTCCTACTAATGGAGATCTCTACTATGATAATACAGGAGATCATGCTCTTCTATTATATTTGAATGGAGCGTGGGTTTCAATTGATACTTCAGCGGCAGGAGACGTGCAAGGCCCGGCAGTTTCAGTAGACAATTCAATTCCAGTATTTGATGGAGTTACTGGAAAATTAATAAAAGACCCCAATATTGCAATTTTAACCGCATTGGGAATGGTAATAACGTCGGCCGGAGATGCCCCGTTAAAGGTTGTTAGTAGCGACGAAGGATCTGATCTTCAGATTACTGATAATACAATGACTGCTCATATTAGGGCGTATGATGAGCAGTTTGCTATTGCTAGTGAAGGAACAGCTTCGGTATATTTTATTTCTGATTATGGAAACAATTCTACCGTTGCAGATTTCATTTGGAAAACCAATTCGACTACATTGAATTCTCCAGATGGGACCCAATTGATGCGCTTAGACGATGAAGGAACTTTAACTGTTCCGCGTCTAGATAGCACTGCATTGGTGATTGGAAATTCAATTCAGGTTGGATCGGGGATGCCAGCCGCATCTAGCGTATCTATTTTTCACGGAATCAGTACCGGAAGATTAGTTATTACGGGAGATACTGGATCAGCTGCAGGCGGACAGTTTCGTTTATACGGAGATGCTCACGGATCGCAGCCGAGCGAGGTTGAAGTTAATGTTGGTAATACAACCTATCTAAAGCTTATTGATGCCAATAAGAATGTAAAAATTGGGAATACCTCTGCAGCGGCCGACAGCGCGCGTCTTCACGTTGAAGGTGGAACCGATATGGCTCTTCTTGCGGAAATGGTTGGTTCGGCGACGACTGGAGTTTATCGCGTTCTTGAAGCTAGAGCGAGATGCTCCGGTAATATGGCCGATGGATTTGGCGGATCAATCAACTTTACATTTGAAGATGCCGACATTCCTGGCGCAGAGGTTAATGTTGGGGCCATTCAAGTTGTTCGCGATGGAGCCGATAATAGCTCTCATATGCTACTTCAGACTTATAATGCAGGATCGGCTGGAACTGCTTTAAAGCTTCAAAATGATTACCATGTTTATGTCCCATATGGAATGGGAATCGGAATTGTTCCGGACGCGGCTACCGATGGGTGGCCGTTGAAAGTTTACGGTTTGTGGAGTGGGAATGGCCATGCTTATGGCGTCGATATTAAAACTGAACAAACTGCAGATTCTAATATTGGCAGCGGTCAAGTCGGATTGGAAGTTAAGGGTGGAAGAACCATCACGACTTCAGTCACCGATACGAATACAATTCGCGGTATTGATGTTGGTAAAACGTTTTCGGTCGCTGCAGGCCAAACTGTAACAAATGCTTCTGGCATTTTGAGTGATATTTGGGTTGAGGCTATGAATATCGCTGGGGGCGGGGCAATTGATTATACTGATTACAGAAAAATTGCCATTAATGACGATTCGGTAGATACAGGTACAAATAAGTACGGTATCTATATTGGTGCTCAAACCGGAGCTACAAATAATTGGCAACTTTATAGTTCGGGAACAAGTCCTAGTTATTTTGCAGATTCAGTAAGAATTGGAACTACAGTTCCGCTTTACGAAGATAATGCTGCTCTTTTAGTTTATAAAGTAATGCCATCTGGAGACGCAGGGCATTACTACGCTGCTTTAGAGGCAAGAGCTCTTTGGGGAACAGATGAAGTTTTAGCAGGGAGTCGCAGTGGAGGGCGTTTTAATCTATATCGAACCATAACAACTGATATTGCGGATACCGGGAATCATCGAACGCTTCACAGTGCTGGAATAGCTTATACAGTCCCAGTTGGAGTAACATATACAAATAATTCATCTTCGTGGAGTTCGTCAATTAATGCCGGGACTCCAAGTCTAGTTGGAACTGGAACACTAGCGGTTACTAATTATGCATTAATTTGTATTGAGTCTAGTTCATTAAATACTGGGACTACAAAAACAGGGCTAAGGATTGGAGCTCAATCGGGGGCTGCCAATAATTATCAAATTTATTCTGAAGGAACAGCTCCGAGTTATTTTGCTGGAAGCATTGATATTGGCGGGACATCTAATTGGCTTCGAGTCGCAGGTACAGTTGGGTTAGGCGGAACTTACGGCTCATCGAATATTCTTCGTATTGGTCAAGCCAATCCGCTTTCAGGAGTTATCCAAGAAGGTGTGAGAGTCGAACACAATGCTACTTCTGCTGCCACAACTTCTTCTATTGGATTTGTAGCCACGCATGGAACAGCAGATGCTTCTTTTACTTGTTCTTCTAGAGTTGGATTTGCTAGTTATAATAAGACTAAAGGAGCGGCTAGCACAATAACAAGAGATGTGGCTTTTTATGGAGTGATGCCTACTCAGGGCGTTAATAATGCCCTCTTAACAGACAGTCTTTCGTTTACAGGAGACTGGGGTATCTATCTTGCTACAACTAATCCAAGTTATTTAGCTGGCCCTATGCAGTTCCCTAATGGTTCGGCTGCGGCCCCGTCTATAACATTTGCTTCTGATCCAGATACTGGGCTTTATAGAGCCGGTGCTGATTATTTAGGTATTGCAGGCGGCGGATATGAAGTTGCTATTTTTAGCGGATCAGCCACCCAGCGTTGGATGCGTTTGGGGATGTCTTCTACTGGCGATTCGATTATTTATTGTGAATCAAGCGATGGTATTTTGAAAATAGCATCTGGAACGGGATCTGCTAGCGGTGGAAATATCTGGATGTATGGACCTACCCATGGATCTAAACCAGATTATATTGAGTTCAAACAGACGACCCAACTTTCTGGCTATTTTAATACGGCCGGAGATTTTACAGTATCTCGAACTGAAGATGCTGGAACAGTTTTTCTTAATGTTGTAAATAATTCTAATACAGCAGATAGTAAAGCAGTTGTATCAATTAGCGGGGCCGGATCAAGCGCTGCTTATTCTGCTATAAGATTTAGTAGACCGAGTAATAGTTGGATTATCGGACAAGATTTTCAAGATTCGGATCAACTTAAATTTTGTATTGGCTCTGTAAGCTTAAGCACACCTGTTATGACTTTTGATAGGTCTAAGCGCTGTGCGATTGGCGATGGTAGCCCAAATATTAATGCAGTATTACTTGTAACAAATACCTCAACAACAGAAACAAACCAACGGGGAATCCGGGTAGATACGATTGCTAATTCTTCTGCTATAGCAAGTTTTTACGGGGTCGCTGTCAACTCTACTACGAATAATGTAGCGTTTACTTGCCCGGTATTTGCTAGGTTTTATGCCTATAATCCAGGTAAGGGCGCGGCATCAACTATTACGCGACAGATTGCTTATGCTGGCGTTCCGCAAACTTCAGGCGTTAATAATGCTTTCTTAGCAGACAATATAGCATTCACTGGCGATTACGGGATTAATCTTTCGACAACCAATCCTTCAGAATTCGCAGCAAGAATGGGGGTTGGCGGTGCTGCATCGGCAAATTATATTCTAAGAACAGGTTCTGCAAACCCTCTTGGTGGAACAAGTCAGGGCGGCATCGCGACTGAGATGGAAGCTACATCAAATGCCACAGTTAGAGTGGTTGGTGTTCTTTCAAACATAACAACTGAGGCTGCCGCTTTTACAACGCCCTACTTAGCACAGTTTTGGGCTGCTGATAGATCGAAGGGCGCCGGTAGTTCAATAACTAATAAG